CCTTGAGATCATGCTTTGCAAGCCGCTTAGAAGGTCGGTCGAAGTAGACAGGATGCGGATAGGTGATGTCGCACAAGATTCGCTCCATCTCGCCTTTGGTCGTTCTGTATAGTTTTAGACTGCTCATCTCTTCTCTCCCTCAATCTCGGCGATGATGGCGCGGGCTGTTGAGCAACCGCACTCACCCGCAATCTCCCGCAACCCCTCCGCCGCCTTCGCCAGCTTGGATTCGACCTCATCATGTATCTTCGTCACCTTGAGTAGTGCTTGGAGAGTTTTTCTGCGCTCCCCTTCCACAAAGGCCACACGCTTCTCCAACTCCTCCGCATAAGCCTCGGCCTCCTTGGCGTCAGCGCGGGCGGCTTCGAGTTGCTCGGTCAGGGCTTCGATCTTCTCCCCGTTGATAACGTCGAGATCGTCCATAAGTTTGACCTTGGCGGTCAGGGCCTCGATGCGGTCGGCGGCTTCGTCCCACTTCTCGTAACGCAGCGCGTTGCACAGTACTTCGTCATTCATGGCAGCATCTCCACTTCAACGGGCAGGCTCGCGCACTCCATGCTGTAGTCATAGTCCAGAGTGTCGCCCACGGGTTTCATCGCCTCCTTGCAGGCAGCTTCGGTCAGGAATGGGATGCCATAGCTGCTGCCCTCGATAGGCCCGCCGTGCATCGTGATCCAGAGGATCGTCAGGTATGTGGTCATTTCGGTATCTCCTCTCCATTAAACCAAAGCGTTGCGGCCTCCTCGTCAAAGACAGCGACAGCATCACGCAGTTCCGTTACGGCCTTCTTCCCGACATTCGGGTACATCCTGAACTTCCAGTGCGGGTGACTTCTCAAGAAGTCTCGTATCTTGACCGCCCTCCAATCCGGCCCAGCCTCATTGATGATTGCATGCTCCACGCGAGTTGACAGTACGAGGCACCCAAGGGTGTCCTTCGGTGCCACATCCAAGGCGTCCATGTAATCAACCACACGGTGTCCCTTGCCTACAATCTGACGCACCCGCTCTCGAGTTATGTTGTTCTCGTCAGCGACAGATTGGAGTGTTCTCTTGTCCTCCACCCGCGCCCAGTAGATGCGCCAGTTTCTATCAGTCATCCTGTTGTGAGTAATCATGTCAGTCCCTCCATGTTCCCATCAGCCGCGAGTTCAGGTCAACCACCTCAGGCAGCCGCGCATAGCGCCAGCGACCCCACTTCCAAATCCCCGGCGCGGAGCTTGGCACCGCCACACGGACCATAAACACAGGCAGGAAGCCCCACTTCAGGTGGATCGCGCCCTGCTGGGCTTCTCTTGTCAGTTCTTTCATCTCCGCCCCCGTTCCCAAGCCATGCGCGACAGTCGGTTGGCCAGTGCGTCGATGTCCTCGACACTGATCTGGCGGTTGCTGATGATGGCCCAGTAGACGAGGTCCATGAACCTTTTGGGCGGCAGTACGGCGGCTGCACTGTTGATCCCTAGTGCGGCCTCTGCCTGCACGTCACGGTGCGGCATGGCCTCGGCGCGTTTAGCTTTCCAGAACATTCTCGATCATCCCTTTCAATTCATTCACGTTGGTTTCGTCGATGACGAGGGCGATGCCGCCCTGCGCCGCGATTTTATCTAAGTTCATCTGCTGCAGTGCTGTAGGCTTGTTGCCATTGGCCTTGCATTCGATACCGATGAACCGCCCCTTGAGACAGGCGACGATGTCAGGAACACCTGATGCACCGAACCCACCCGTCACGGGGTAGAAGTAGTAGGCACCCAGCGTTTTCAGCTGGGCGACCACCTTGGTTTTGACCTTCTTCTCCGGGGTGTCGGCCATCAGAAGGGGCACTCCTTTCCTTGTTTATACCAATCGCTGTTAGTCTCCTGCCTAACAGGCTCGGCCTGCTGCGGCGTAGGTTTCGGCAGGAAGCCGATCTGTGTGAGGAACAGTTCAAAGCCGGTCATTGTTTGATCCTTTGAAGTTCCCCGTTCCCCGGGTCATGGTAGACCTTGATGGGTACCCATGTGCCCTCCCAGAACTGTTCGATGCGGTGCTTGATGAGAGGGATTGGGTAGCCCTTGTTGCCGAAGGCATCCTCCGGCACCGTTTCCCCGTCCACATAGTTTACCACGCGGATTTCCCCGTCGCGGGGGCAATCGCCCCCGACTTCCCACTTAGCCATCATGCTCTCTCCCCTTTGATGACCCAGAACACATCGTCGTCGATACGCATGCCGACCCCCTCGACCTTTGTCTGTGGGGGATCAACCTTCATCATTGATAGAACAGCCAGCTTCTCCTGCATCCACGCAGGTAATTGCGAACTGTCAGAGTAGGTGCCTTCCGCTTCACTGTCAACACTATCAATGCCAAGGCATACAACCTCAACACATCCAGTGTTAGGCGTTATCATAACACGATAAACGTTCTCAAAGTTTGTGGTCCACTGGGCACGCATCTCCTTGGCCCGCGCCGACTGTTTCAGCACGTCCGCCATGGCACGCCACATTCGGGGCACTGACGCCACGCGTATATCATGCTCAGTGATCCTCTGCAGGTCTACGATACGCTTCATCCTATTCTTCATCCGTCGTGTCCCCCATGATATAAAACACCTTGTCGTCTAGCCGCAGGCCCACCCCCTGCACGTAGTTCTCGGGCTTAAGCATCTGCAGCACAGCGAGGCGACCCTGCATCCACTCGGGAAGTTCCGTAGCGGGAAGCCGCGTGACCTCGCTGGTCCCGTTGTCGTGTCCAAACAACGTGCCACAGTGTGCAGTGTCGGCCACCAGCTGTCCGTAGTTGTCGGTCAGCGACACGTAGTGGATGCCCTTCTCGATGATACCCTTAGCCTCACGCCACGCATCGAGACCCTCGAAGAACTCAGCCATAAGTTTGCTTACCTGTGGCGATATGAAGGTGCTGTGCCGCAACTCCTGAAAGATCGGCGTGTCAAACTTGTTGCCGTAGCCCGAGTCCCCGAACAGTTGGCGATATGCGTTACGCACCACATCGAAGTGCACAGACACAGCCTTATCGACGACGCTCCGCGCCCGGGTCGCGGTCAGCCTGATAGCCTCTGAGGCAGGCACGGGCTTGAAGTATTCCTCCGCATGTTTGACCGCGTTCTTCATCGACTTGGTGCCGATGATGTTGTGCTGCCATATCGTGTCGCGATACTTCCCATTGGCGATAGTCCGCGCCCTAACGTAGTATTGCGGGTCGGACGCACCCTTACCCTTGACCCTAATATCCTTGAAGCCAATCTCGCCCAGCACATGGGTGTCGCCCGGGCGATAGATCACGGCAGAGCCGTAGTCGAGGTTGCAGTGGGCAGCCCCAAGTGCCTTGCACGTGGCCTTGATGAAGCTCTTGATCTGCTCGGCGCGGTAGCCTGCGAGTTCATAGTGCTCGTGCTGTTCTTTGACCGCTTGGTCGTCATTCGCATACTGCGAGACGAGGCTTGGTTGGTATCTGTATGTCATTTTATTTCTCCATCTTCACTTTGGTGGCGAAGCCCGCCATCTCGTTGATCCATCTGTTGAAGCGTGCGCGGATGTGCTTAGCCAGCGCCTCCACGTCGCCCTTGTCGCCATAATAAGAACTCTCCGCGTCGTGCATGGACATCATGACCGCCACACCAAAGCCGTAGCGCATCACGTGCTCAGGGTCTTTCAGGATGGCACGGACGAGCTCCTTCTCAGCGTATGTGAACAGGGCAGAGTGGCTATTGCTGTAGCCCTCGATCTTGTGCTCCTTGGCGATCTGGTCGAGCTGCTTGTTTATCTCTATCCGAAAACTCCAGTTCAGCTGGTCGCGCATCATGGGATACATGGTCTGCGCCCAACCGTAGAGCGCCTCAATGTGCGGTTTGAACTCGCGCTTCTCGTCCTTGTTCACACGGGTGCGGTCCACCATGACCTTCTGGGGTTCGCCGACGAGGGTAAACTTGCCGTCACTCTCACGCTTGAACGTCACGCTGAGCCCGTCGTCCCCGGTCTGGAAGGCCTTGAGGTAGCGCTTGGTATACCACGAGGATTTGTTCTTCGTAGCCACCTCCTTGTGGTGCTCGACGATGTGACGCGGCACGGTGCGGGTCTTGGGTAGGTGCAGCGTCTGTCCGGCTGCGCGGTTGTAGATATACTGCTTGCCCTCACGGGTCTGGCGGAACCAGAGTTCACAGGGCAACGCACGAGCAATGAAAGAGTAGGTCTGGTTGTGCTGCCACTCACCCGCCCCGTTGCGCACGGTGATCGTCTCGGTGCCATCCTTGTGCTTGCGCCACACGATGGGAGAGCACAGCGCGATGTCCTTAGTGGTCAGGGGGTGCACCTTGAGTTGGTCGGTATAGCCCCAGTTGAATACCGGGTCGGCGTAGCCGCCACAGGACAGGGCGTAGCAGTGGTCATTGACCTTGATGATCCGCTCCCACTTGCGGGCACGCTTGCCGATGGGGCGCACGTCCTGCTCGACGGTGTGCTGCTTGCTCACCACGGGCTTGGTCTTGGCATACCATGCAGCGACTTCGTAGAAGCTGTTCAGGTTAGGGATGTAAGTCATTGGATTGATCCTCTTGTTAGTCTGTAGCCTAACGGCGGTTAGAAGGTTGTTTCGATCTCTCTGCGCAGTGACATGCGGTCCCAGAGTTCATCCGACAGGGTGCTGTTATCTTCTTGATGGCCGTGGTGGTTCTCCTCGATGTCTGCATCGTCCTCACCGATCCTGAGCGTGCGATAGGCATACTCGAAACCCTCGCGGTTCTCGGAGAAGTCCACGACGACATTTTCCATGTGCTGAAAACCCTGCACATCCTCATACGTTTCATACCACTTCACACCGGCTGAGCTGTAGGTCAGGCCCCATACACCATTCCAGTCATGGACCTGCCACTCCTTGGCCAGATCATGCTCCTGCACAAGTTTGTGCATGCGATAGATCGCCATCACCTCGTCGATCTGCTCTTTGCTGTTGAATGCAAAGGCAATCACCACGTCACTCATGTATCCCATCACTGCTCCTCCAAGTATCCAAGGCTGATAGCCAGCGCATAAATCTCACACATCTCAGCCAGCTCGACGTGGATGTCGGGCGGACTATTCGGGTTCGGAACTATCCTGTTCCCATCTATGATGTCGTAGACATCGAAGTTATATCCCTCAGAGCGCGGTCTCACCTGACGCTCGTCTGGTCCGACCACGATGATCCAGTCCTCATCGTCGGCCTTATTATGCTCAAAGTAGATGTCCAAGAGCCCGACGTGCCCGATGAACACCTCCTCGCCTGAATCGTGCCACTGCGGCGCATACCTCGGTTTCACCGCATGTCCCTCCCTCTGATGTGCACGGCCTGACCTACGCTCGGCACGGCGTTCTTGTTGTCGAGGATGACCCACAGGACGGGGTGCTGCCAATCACCCCATGAGCCGCCCAGATAGCCGTCGGTCAGCACGATCACGCACTGTGCCTTGATCTGGTTGTCCTGCAGGTAGCGAGGCACGCACTCAACTGTGGTGCCGCCACCACCCTTGGGCTTGGTGCTCTGCACGATCTTATCCCGGTCCTCACCCTCGTAGCGCTCGTCGCCACACACCTGCGTGTCCCAGTAGAGCAGGCGGATTGCCTCTGGGTGGACGGTTTCGGCCACGCTCTTGACCTCGGACAAGAAGGCGGACAGCTGCGGCCCACCGATAGAGCCTGACGTGTCGATAGCCACCACGATCTCGCCGATGCTCTCGCTGATCCCGCTTGGCATGTAGACACCCGCGCCGATGTATCGGCGGTTCGGCCTACGCCATGTGGAATAGTCAGTCCCTGCACAGGTTGCCTGCACGAAATCACGCAGCACCTCACGCCAATCCACTTGGGGCTGGAGCAAGGCTTCAAGGTCGCGGTCGCCACCGCTTCCCATCTTGCCTGCCATCAGTGCGCCCTGACGCACAGCCTCGTCGATCTCACGGGCCAAGTCCTGCTTCTCCTGAGCGGTCATCTCCTTGGCATCATCCCAGCCGTGCTCATCGAAGCCAGTGCCTGAGCCTGAGCCACCACCCTTGCCCTGTCCGCCGTTCTTGAGGTCGTGGTAGACCTGTGCACTATCCCAGCCCGCATACTTCTTGTCGTAGCAGCCGATCTTGAGCGGGCCAGTCATCTTAGCGAAGCCGTCCGCTGCGTTGTCGTCCACCAGCTTGACGTTAATCACATAGTCACAGGCCGCGTTGGCCAGCTTAGCGTTCTCGTCATACATCCAGCGCCACGTGGTCAGGTGACGATAGAGCTTGTGATAGCACTCGTGCAGCACAAGGAAGCGCAGCTCGGCATCGCTCAGTGGATCGCAGAAGGCACGGCCATAGACCTCGTCCCTGCCGTTGGTGTAGGCAGTCGGACACTTGGCAGGATCGTCCTCGATGCGGCGTCCACCGATCATCAGAATGCCCGCAAGGGCGACGTATTTGGGGTTGGCCATGATGTCGATCACAGCCTTCTGGAGCCGCTGCTCCAGTGTTAGTGCTTGGCCTAACATAAACATCTATTTGTTCTCCTCGGCGCTCTCACGGATGCGCTCATCTGTGTGCATGTCATAGTCATAGAGTTTCTGTTGGACCGCACCTTTGGTGCGGCCTAGTCGTTTTGCGATAGTCTCCAAGGTCAAGCCGTTGCGCCAATGGCTGAACAGCTTGGTAAGTTCTGATGAGGTCCACCGCTTCCCATCGTTCTTGGCCATGGGCTTACCGCTTATCAGCGGCGAAGAGATAGCCGTTCTGCATGGCCCACTGGGTGAACTTCCCGTTGGTCATAATCAGAGCCTGCTTGCCATACTTGGGGGAGCGCACGCCGTTGGCGAACATACCCTGTGCCTCTTTGTCCAGCCGGTCCATGTAGACCATCCACGGGTTGATGAGGTCCTTGTCCATCGCAGCCAGCGTCCGGTAGACCACCATGCACACGGCAGCGGCAGATGACGGCACCTTGGCGGTCTCGGGCGTGTCCTTGATAGACTGTAGCGAAGGCAGCTGGTCAGCCAGCTTGACGAAGGCCATCAGGTCCATCGCACCACGATCACCGATAGTGCCCATCAGGGCAGCGGTCACAGTCATGTCGTCCATGCCATCACGTGACTTTAGCACGTCGGACGCGGCCTCAAGGCTGCGAGGCGTGACGAAGGCTGCACGCTGCTGCTTGGGGTGGAAGATGTAGGGGTTGTCGTCCGGGTTCGGGTGGTCGTCGAAGGAGTTGAACAGTTGCGGGTTGTCCTTGCACCAGCCCAACAGGGTGTGGTCCACGCCGTTGTTGATGCCCCACTCGATCCACTGCATGTTGCTCGGCTTGCGGGCAGTCACGACAGTGATGCGGTTGCGGGCATGAGGCGGCAGCAAGTCACCTACCCCCTCGGCACCAAGGTTGGTCGTCGCGAAGATCACGCTGTCCTCGTGCAGTTCATAGCTACCGATCTTGCGCTCGAGCATGAGGCGTAGCAGGGCATTCTTCACAGACGGGTTGGCCTTACCATACTCGTCGATCATCAGGATGATCGGCTTCTTGTGATGCGCACCCAACTCCTCGTTGGTGGCATAGGTGACGTAGTCCTGCTCGTCCTCCTGATTTGTTACTCTCAGGTCCACGTCATGCGTCATGGGGTTCATCTTACCCACAAGCCGCGACCCAGCGCCAAGCCCAGCCCCCTTGATATTCGGCAGGGTGATGTCACCCAAGTCCTTGGTCGTGCAGTCGAAGTAGCACGCCGTGTGGGTCGGCATGGCAGCCGACAGGGTGCGAAGGAGCGAGGACTTACCCGTCCCCATGTGGCCCTGCACCAGCACAGTGCGCTTGTGGCCCACGGCCTTGATGAGGGATGCGCACTGATCGAGGTCGATCTGATACATCGCAGTTGCATTGTTCGTCATTTGGATTGTTCTCCGTAAGATGTTTTGGTTGTCGTGTTAGTCTGTTGCCTAACGCCCGATCACAGATCGAGCGAGGGCAGGTTCTTGATGGCTGCGTCGATGGCCTGTTTAGTTTCCCGGCGCAGGTAGGCGTCGTCCTTGAGGTCCTCGATAGTCACGCCCTTGAACGTCTGAGACAGCCGCCGCTGCATCAACTGCATCTGCGGATCGCCCGTCAGGTTGCACGTCTCCATCATGTCGATAATCTCCAGCGCCCGATCAAACACAGTGGCATAGATACCCGGCGCACGCTTGGCGTCCTCGGTCTTGTCGGACAGCTGGGCCGACAGCGTGGACAGGGTTTTATAGAGCCGTTCCCAGATGTCCCGCATGGCTGCGGCAAACCAGCCATCGAAGTGCGACTCATACTGCTCCTTCAACGATGCCAGTGCCTCGTTGCCAATGTCCAAGCGCCAGTCGCCAGCCTCGGGCAGCGGTATATAGTTGAACTTGAACGAGAACTTCTTGCGGATGTCATCGGCGGTAGGGTAATCCCTAACATCGAACAGGTCACCCAGCTTGGCCTGCACCTGCGACACCTCGAGATCGTAGACGTCGATCAGTCGGTCCACCATGCGGTAGAACTCAGCCTGCATGGCGCTCATGTTCTTGTGGTATGCGAAGTATCGGACGGTGGGCAGCAAGCGCGGGCCCGAGTCCGACCACGGCAGGGTGCTGTTGCGGTTGACGCTGTGCGCGTGAGCACCGAACTTGACCAGCGCATCGAGTTCATCGCAGTCGCCCAGCAGGCTCTTAGTCACCCGCGCCACACCCTTCTGTGCGTTGTTGGCCGACGCGACTTCCTCGGAAGCGCGCTTGTCCCCTTTGCGCCCAGCCCACATGCTGATGCTGAGGTCGACCAGCATGGACGACGATGAGATCGAGGGCACCACAGGTGCGAAGTTCATTTCGAGTTGAGACATGTTATTACTCCTTGGTTCTGGTTGGTGTTAGTCGTCAGACTAACGGGGTTGTCTTGTTCAGGCCGAGTAGGTTGGCCTTGTTGGTAATCAGTGTAGCCCCCTGCTTGTGGGCTATTGGTGCCACGCACCATGAGGTGCGCGCTTCTCTTGCCGCCTTGTCGCCGCAGGTGAGACAGGTCTTGTAGCCCAGAGCGGCGCGGCGTAGCGGGTAGCTTGCCCCGCAGTCGACGCATTCGGCGTTGTTTGTTGGGCCTTTCATCTCTCCTCCTTGCTACACGTGTGCGTAGGGTTCGAAGTCATCGGGGAAATCATCTTCATGCAGTGGGGGATTATCGGCAGCCTGCTGCCACCACTTAGCCAGTTGTGCCACGCCCTCGGGCGTCTCGCTGCCAAGGCAGGGGCTGGCGTGACCGAAGAGACTGTTGTCCTCGTTGTAGTATACCTCCCGCAGTTCAAACCAATCCTCGCCGCCGTTGCCGGACGGCATGTTCACGAAGCGAAAGTCCCAAGTGCTCATTTCATTTCCTCCTTGTTAGTCGTCAGCCTAACACCTTCCTCCAGCCAGACGTTGTCCGCCTTGCCGAAGTAGAATACTGCACCGTTGCCGTTGACCCGGGCCGTGCGTGTGCTGACCTTGAGCCATGTGATAGGCGGGCTGGTGTTGGGCCCACCCCACGAAGTTCTGAGTGTGCGCTGTAGCTGAAAGATACCGCCGACAGGCACGTTGCCGAATAGGCCGTGAACGATGAAGCGCATGTCAGCCTCCGATGCCGCAGACGAGTAGCATCAGGCCGTAGCCGATGGCGAACAGGCACACCGCGCCGAGCGCGTCCTCGATCCAGTCTTTCATTTCATTCCTCCGGGTAGACGGGCAGGTCAGGGTTAACGTCGGCGTCAATGTCGATCAGCAAGTATTCGGCACCGACCTTCCGAGCGTAGACAAAGATGTGATACAGGTCTGCGGGCAGACCCTCGGTTTCCTCGGGGTCGTTAGGCACCCACATGAACCAGCCGTAGCCTCCCCATCCAGCGATGCTCAGCATCATGTTGCTGGTGGTCCCGAGCGCCTCGTCGTTCAACGTCTGAGCCGTCGATGTGCATATGTGGCCGATGGAGACGGTGAGCATCTTGCTCAGGTCGGCGTTAGGCGACGGACTAACAGTCATTTTGTTTCTCCCCGATGCTCTTGTCTTTCCCGCGCGCCGCATCGACGTGCAGGGCGTAGTGCATAATCACGTTCGCCAGTTGACCCTCGTGCATAGAGCACACCGCCTCCACTGACAGCCTCGGCTCCAGTAGGGCCACCGCACGGCGCAGCTTAATCAGCGCCCGCTCGTTCCTGCGAACGGTCAACGCCCTTTTCGGTGTCTTAGTCATCTCACGCATAAACTTTCTCCACCAAAAATTCGATGTCGTAGCAGTCACACGCCAGCACGCCGTATTCGGCAGCGTCGTGATAACGGGCGAAGTAGGGGGCATCTTCGATGCGGCCTATGAGTGGGGTTTTCCCATGTCCTACATCCTCGATGGTGTCTTGCAGCCAGCGGTCAAAGGCAACGGCCTCAGCCTCGTCGAGGGGCGACAGGTCGCCATAAAGCACGGGCACGATCCAGTGGGCGGGAAGGGAAAGTGTGATGGTCTCGAAAGCAGGCATTTGATTTGATCCTTTATAGGTTAGTCGCTGGACTAGCGGGGTTGTCAGGTTTGCTGGAAGGTCTTGTAGGTCTCTACCTCGAACCCTGCGCCATAGACGCCTTGGCGGGGGTAGATGCGGCGTGGGCGCGGAGCGCGGGACTGCACTTGCTCGCTAGTCGCTAGACTAACGCCACTGATGGACTGCATATTGCCGGGCGCGTTGCCCGACCCTACGCGGGGAAAATGATAGATGTCACCACGCGCCGCGGCAGCAGGCACGAGGGTCGCGAGCAACGCGCGCATTTGGTCCTTGGTCATGGTCGTCTCCCTGATAGTCGGCGGACTAGCGGCACTTTCTGTTCAGACCGCCCGAAATTTTTTAACTGCTTACAGAATATCACATTGGGTGTTTAAGTCAAGCAAATGGGGCAAAATAATGATATTTGGTTCACTTTTGTAGTAACGGCTACCATCTGGTGTAATGTCCTATTGTTATATATAATGTTACTAATAAGTATATATATAAGCCCTTGAAAAGACTGCAATGTTCTAAATGTTACTAATGTTGTGCCGGAATCAGTGATGCGAGACCGTGGAGTTGGCGCTGGGGTTTCATGCAGATGCTCGGCCCCCGCACGCGACCCCCGGGTATCTCTGTTTTACGCGGAACATTAGGAACATTATGTAAAATCAATGACTTACGGACCACTAAAACGGAACATTACAAAAAAAACGGAACATTGCGTAATATCAATGACTTAGCACTCGTAACATTAGTAACATTACATCATTTACTAGTACATTACAGTTAGTCCGCCGACTAACGCCCAAAAATTTGACCAAAGGGGTCAAATCTGTAATTTACAACCTAGTGATTGAACATGTGATTTGGGTTTCACGCTACGCGTGTGTTAGTCGTCGGACTAACGATTTGCTCGATGCGGCCCTGAGAACTGGTCTCGGGGTTAGTCGGGCGGACTAACGGGCGATCTGGTCGGGTGGTCTTGCGCGCATGGCCGAAAGCGTCGGTGCTCGATGTCGCTCGATGCGGCCCTGAGAACTGGTCTCAGTGGCCTGCGCCAAAACGCAGGCACAAAAAAGGGCGGTGCTTTCGCACCGCCCAGTCGTCTTACTTCTTCTTCGCCTGTGGCGCTTTGAGGTCCGAGCCGAGAACCTTGGCGACTTCCCGCATTTCTTTCTGCAGCGCGGCGAGGTCGCATTTCAGGTTCACATCATCCTTGAAGGTTTTGGTGTAAGCCTTCTGCAGATAGCCAAGGATGATTTCTGCATCCGTTGACGGCGGGCGAGGCGTTCCCGCCACGTCCTGCGCTTCACCTTCCCGCGCTTCAAGGTCTTTGCGGACCTTGCCGAGGTAGGAAGAAGCATTGCCGAGCCAAGTCACAGTGCCGTTCATCGTGCCCTTTGGCGTGCCCGCCAGAAGAACCTTGTTCGACACTTCCTCGCTGGCGACCTTCTTAAGGTCCGCATCCGAGAGGCGCTTGCCCTTGATCTTGATCGCACCTGCGCAGATCAGCAGCAGCGAGCTGCGGAACATTGGGTCAATGTTCGATCCTTTCTTGACGGGGACAGTATTTGCCGAGGTGAAGCCCGCAGCGATCAGCCCGTCAATGAAAGCGACACGGGTCTTTTCCGCCTTGGCGGTGGTGTCATAGTCCGAACGAGCGAGGTTCAGAAGTGCAGTCCAAGAAGATACGTTGGTCATAGTGTATTCCATTCATGTTATGCCGTCGGCACCATTGCCGTCCGGTGAGATCTTTATGGCATGACTTGATAGGCAAGTGTAGCGTTTGAGCGCCGATAGCAGCGCTTTATAGCGTTAGTCCGCCAACTAACGGCGAAAACTGGCCATATCCCGACCCCCACCGGGGGGCACCCCCCTTGATCGGGCGGCGGCGCATATGCTGTATATAGATATTAAGTCAGCCAAATACAGCGCTATTTCAGTACAATATAGTAAAGTGTAGCGGATCACATCAAAACACATTATTTAATACCCCCTCCCCCATCGTTTTCGGCGTGGACTCACAACTCCATAAAGACGAGCCCCCCTTCTTGGTTTTGGGACTCCCCCGTGCAAAAAGGCCTACTATATAGCGCGTAGCGCCAAGCAGTGCTAAGCTGCACAAAATCTCCCTAAAGGGTGCACCCATGGAACTAAAAATCGACTCTGATCTGCCCCTCTCTGAGGGGGATACCCCCGATGGGTACATGCCAACCCTATCCGCCGCTGCAGGTACGGCCCGGCTCCTCGAGGCTGCGGGGCTAGAGATCGTTTTCAACGACGAGGCCCTAGATGATGCCGCTGCCACGGCCCGGCAGGCTGCACGGATGCCCGCTGCACTGCAAACGCGCTCCGCGGTCAAGGCCATAACTAAGAAAACACCTGCCGCTCTCCTGCTCACGGAGAAGATTCTGAACGATTATGGCCACAAGATCGTCGAAGAGGCGTCTCAGGTGCGTCATATGGTGGTCAACAAGCTCATCGTGGAGACAGAGAACCCCGATGCACGCATCCGGGTGAAGGCGTTGGAGCTCTTGGGCAAAGTTTCCGACGTCGGGCTGTTCACCGAGAAGCAGGAGATCACGATCACGCACCAGACGAGCGACGATCTGCGGGATCGGCTGCGGAGAAAGCTGCAGAAGATGGTGGACGTGACGCCAGACGACGTCGAGGATGCCGACGTCGTCGAAGACGGAGGTGAAGAGTGAGCACCGACTTCAATCGTGCAGAGCTCGAGACGCTCCTAAAGAGCGTGGATATGCTCGACGAGCTCGAGCTGCTCGAGATCGAGAAGATGATCGAGGAGCTGGACAAGCGGGCCACGCTGCAGGCTGCCAGAGACGACCTGATTGCCTTCTGCCTATACATGGACCCTAACTATAAGGTGGGCCGACACCACCGCATCCTTGCAGATAAGCTCATGGCGATTGAAGCGGGCGAGGAAGACCGGGTCTGCGTCAACATCCCACCTCGCCACGGCAAGTCTCAGCTCGTGTCTACATACTATCCGGCATGGTTTATCGGCAGAAACCCCGGGAAAAAGGTCATGCTGGTGTCCCACACCACCGATTTGGCCGTCGATTTCGGTCGGAAGGTGCGAAATCACATCGACTCGGAGCCATATCGGGATGTTTTCCCCGGTACGGGGCTCTCACCGGACTCAAAGTCGGCTGGGCGCTGGAATACGACCACATCCTGCGAGTTTTACGCTACGGGCGTCGGCTCGGCCCTCGCGGGCCGCGGTGCTGACCTGCTGTTGGTTGACGATCCGCACTCCGAACAGGACATCTTGAACGGGAACTTCACGGCATTTGACAAAGCCTACGAGTGGTTCGCCTTCGGTGCCAGAACGCGTCTGATGCCGGGCGGTAGAGTGGCTATCGTGCACACCAGATGGCACCAAGATGACCTCACGGGGCGTCTGATACGCGATATGACCAACAACGAGGACTCCGACCAGTACGAGGTGGTGGAGTTTCCGGCGATTCTCGAGGTCGAGGACGCGGAAACGGGCGAGTTCGTGCAAAAAGCCCTGTGGCCTGAGTTTTTCGACCTGCAGGCGCTGCTGCGGACAAAGGCGTCCATGCCGGTGTTCCAGTGGAACGCACAGTATCAGCAGAATCCGACGGGCGAAGAGGCTGCGATCATCAAGCGGGACTGGTGGAGGCTGTGGCCGGACGACGACCCACCGAGCGTAGAGTACGTCATTATGTCTCTCGACGCCGCTGCAGAAGCCCACAACCGGGCTGACTTCACGTCGCTGACGACGTGGGGAGTGTTCTTCAATGAAGAGGAGAACATGCACCAGATCATCCTGCTCAACGCCATCAAGCGGCGCATGGAGTTCCCAGAGCTCAAGCAGCTGTCCATGGAGGAGTATCAGCAGTGGGAGCCTGATGCGTTCATCGTCGAGAAAAAGAGCTCGGGGACGCCACTCTATCAGGAGATGCGGCGCGCAGGGCTCATGGTGCAGGAGTACACACCCGTCAGGGGCTCGGTGAACAACCCCAACAGCAAGATGGCGCGTCTGAACTCGGTGTCGGACATCATCTCGTCAGGGCTCGTCTGGGTGCCGCCGAAACGGTGGGCGGAGGAGCTGGTCGAGGAAGTTGCCGGGTTCCCGTTCGCGTCTAACGACGACCAAGTGGACACCACGATCATGGCGCTGATGCGGTTCCGACAGGGTGGGTTTATCCGTCTGCCGACCGACGAGCAGGACGAGGAGCTGCCGTATAGGAGAAAAGTAGACTATTACTAAAAGTCGTGCTACAACACTCTCATCGCGTGCCCTCCACACGCGGTGCTCCTATGTTGGGTTGATTGCTCTGAATGGCCCGGCGTTTCTCCCCGCCGGGCCATTTTCTTATTGTGGGTCCCAGCAGAGCCGGATAAAAAGACCTCGAGGGGCGCAGCACGCGGCTTTGTGTTGGTCGAGAATCAGACTGCGCTACGGCTCATTTTCACCAAAGCGCCCCTCGCGACTCCACATTGCTAGGTTTAACACCTCGTGCTAAGGTCTCTCCGAGACCTACAGGGGATATGCCATGGCAATCGAGAAGCCGATGACGCCGTTCGAGCTCGGACCGGGAGAAGAACCGGAGATCGAGGTGGCCGTCGCCACTGACGAAGAGCCGTCAATCGAGATCGACGCGGACACGGGCGAGGTGACAATCGACTTCGGTGATGGCGAGGACGACACCGATGAGGTCGATTCCACGGCCCACGATGCCAACCTTGCCGAAAGCATTGACGATGGGGAGCTCGAGAGCATCGCCAGTGATCTGGTTAGCTCCTTCATGTCTGACCGCGAGAGCCGCAAAGACTGGGCCTCAGCCTACATCACCGGCCTTGATTTGCTGGGTATGAAGATCGAGGACCGCACGCAGCCGTGGGCTGGGGCCTCCGGGGTGTACCACCCGATGCTGACCGAGGCCGTGGTGCGGTTCCAAGCGCAGGCAATGAGTGAGCTGATGCCCGCCAGCGGGCCTGTCCGCACAAAAATCATGGGTAAACTGACGCCGGAGAAGGCAGATCAGGCCAACCGCGTCCAGAACGAGATGAATTACCTCATCACTGAGGAGATGCCCGAGTATCGCGACGAGCTGGAGCTGATGCTGTTCCGGCTGCCGTTGGCGGGTTCTGCCTTCAAAAAGACCTATTATGACCCCATTTTGGAGCGTCCGGCGTCGATTTTCGTCCCCGCCGAGGACTTCGTGGTGTCTTACGGTGCCTCTAACCTCCGCGTCTGCCCACGCTTCACGCATGTGATGAAGAAAACGGACAACGAGGTCCGTGAGTTGCAGGTTGTGGGCTTCTACCGCGACGTCGAGCTGCCCGATGCCGAGAAAGACCTGACGGACGTCGAGGAGAAGTACGCCGAGCTGGCTGGTGAGGAGCAGACTTATGAGGACGACCCCCGTCGCACGCTCTTGGAGATGCACGTGGACATCGACCTGCCGGAGCCCTTCGCCGATTCCAACGGCATAGCGCGGCCCTACGTCATCACCATCGACAAGACGTCTCGGATCGTGCTTGCAATCCGACGCAATTGGAAAGAAGACGACGCCAAGAAGCGCAAACTGATGCACTTCACCCACTACCCCTACCTGCCGGGGATGGGGTTCTACGGCACGGGTCTGATCCACTTAATCGGTGGTCTGGCTAAGTCTGCGACGTCAATCCTGCGCCAGCTGATCGACGCGGGCACGCTGTCTAACCTGCCCGCTGGTCTAAAGTCGCGCTCGCTGCGTATCAAAGGTGACAACACCCCACTTATGCCCGGTGAATGGCGTGACGCTGACGTGTCGGGTGGTACGCTCCGTGAGAGCCTGTTCCCGATGCCGTACAAGGAGCCGTCGAGCGTCCTGTACACGCTGCTGGGCAACGTCGTCGAGGAAGGCCGTCGCATTGGCTCCGTGGCAGACATCCAAGTGGGGGACATGAGCGCAAACGCGCCGGTGGGCACCACGCTGGCCCTGCTCGAGCGCAGCCTCAAGGTCATGTCGGGCGTCCAAGCCCGCCTGCACGCAGCCATGAAGCACGAGCTGCGCATCCTCGCACGGATCATCCACGACTACATGCCGGAGCAGTACGCCTACGACATGGACGGCGACTTCAACCGGATCGAGGACTTCGACGGTCGGGTTGACGTGATCCCGGTCTCCGACCCTAACGCTGCCACCATGGCTCAGCGGATTATGCAGTATCAGGCGGCTCTCCAGCTGTCTCAGCAGGCTCCGCAGCTCTACGACATGGGCAAACTGCACCAGCAGATGCTCGAGGTGCTGGGCATCCAAGACGCGAGCGACATCATCAAGCTGCCGGACGACATCAAACCGATGGACCCGGTCGCTGAGAACATGGCGCTGCTGCAGCAGACTCCGGTCAAGGCGTTCCTGTACCAAGACCACGAGGCGCACATTGCTACCCACATGGCGGCGATGCAGGACCCGAAAATCGCTCAGATGGTTGGCCAGTCGCCGTTCGCAGGGGCTATTCAGGCCGCTGCCATGTCGCACATCACCGAGCACCTCGCCTATCAGTATCGCAAAGAGATCGAGATGACTCTGGGCGTACCGCTGCCGCCCGAGGGTGAGCCGCTGCCGGAGGATGTTGAGGTCCAGCTGTCGCGCGCTGTGGCACAGGCCGCTGGCAAACTCTTCAACAAGAACATGGCAGAGCAGCAGGCCGCACAGGCTCAGCAGCAGGCTCAGGACCCGTTGACGATCATCCAGATGAAGGAGATCGAGCTCAAAGAGCGCGAGCTGGACCACAAGATCGACATCGACAACAAGAAGCTGCAGGTCAGCGCCGCGAATCAGGCTGGGAACCTCGTCATCCAGCAAGAACGTGTCGAGAGCGAGAACGACCGCGCCGCGGCAAACACCATGGCAAAGATCGCTACGGACTCCGCACGCGAGAACATCAAGGCTCAGCTGGATGGCACGCGCCTCGCTGTCGAGGCAGCACGGGTGCTCCAAGAGCGGCAAGTACGTAGCGGCGGTGGGGGTGAATGATGGAGGACACCGTCTTCGCCCTTCTCCTCCGCGGTATCACCGAGCAGCGGGTGCGCCTGATGGAGCACCTCGCTAACGGCGGGGCCAAGTCTTACGAGGACTATTGTCGTGCCACTGGAGAGTACACCGCTCTCCAGCGCATGGAGGACGACATTAAGGACCTAGAGAAAAGATTTATTGCGGACTGATACACTCCGCTGTACTTCTTTGAGCTACGCGGATGTCCCGCGCAAGGCGCTGTGAGCCTGAATCACTGCAGGAGATACCATGTATACGGCTAACAAAGTGGAGGACGAGGAGCTCAAAGCGAAGCTGCCTGAGCCCTCCGGTTACAGACTGCTGATTGCAGTCCCCGAAGTCAGCGAGAAAACCGAAGGTGGCGTGTACATGCCAGATCAGCTAAAAAAGGCTGAGGAGACGGCATCCGTCATCGGTTTCGTCATCAAAGCGGGCCCCGAGGCCTACAGCGATGCGAACAAGTTCCCGTCCGGCCCTTGGTGCAAGGAAGGCGATTTCATCATCTTCCGGTCCTACTCTGGCACCCGCTTCAAGGTCATGGGCAAGGAGTTCCGTCTGATTAACGATGACACGGTCGAGGCCGTTGTCGAAGACCCACGGGGGTATAGCAGAGCATGAGCGAGAACATCGAAGTAGAACTGGACGGCGAAGACGATCTGGAGATCGAAGTCCAAGACGACACACCCGCGCAGGACCAAGGCAAGCCGAAGGCCGCTGAGTCTGAGCCTGCCCTGAAAGCTGGCGCTGACGACGATGACCTTGAGGGGTACTCCGACAGTGTCAAGAAGCGCATCAACAAGCTGAAATTCGACTTCCACGCCGAACGGCGCGCGAAGGAGGAGGCGGCACGTCTGCGCGAAGAGGCCATCAGCTACGCTGAGAAGGTCCGCAAAGAGAACGAGTCGCTCCGCAAGGCCTATGCCGAGGGTGAGACTGTGCTCGTGTCGCAGACCAAAGCCCGGGTTGCGAGCGAGCTGGATGCCGCGCGCAAGGAGTATAAGTCGGCCTACGAGAGCGGTGACGCTGATGCTGTGCTGGCTGCTCAGGAAAAGATGATCCGTCTCCAGTCGGAGCATCAGCGCGTCGAGGCCTACAAGCCTCGCGCCGCAGAAGTGAACGCTCAGACCCAATCGCGGGCACCGCAGCAAGCGGCTCCGCAGGTGGCAAAACCTGATGATCGGGCCATGAAATGGGCTGAGAAGAACGCGTGGTTCATGAAGGACAAGGCCATGACAGGTTTTGCCATGGGCCTCCACGAGGACCTCGTTGGTCAGGGAATTGATCCGGCGAGCGATTTGTACTATTCTAAGATAGACGATGCGGTTCGCCGCACGTTCCCCGATAGGTTTGACGACGGGCAAATTGAGGAAAAAGCACCTCGCCGTCAGACTGGCCCCGTGGTCGCCCCTGCTGCTCGCAGCACGAAAGCCCCACGCAAGGTCGTGCTAACCTCCACTGAGGCCGCTCTCGCCAAGCGTCTTGGTGTACCTCTCAAGGTGTTCGCGGCGCAAAAGCTAAAGGATATGACAAATGGCTGATCGGACCCCACGTACTCTCGAGACTCGCGAAAACACGAGTCCGCGCAAAAAAACGTGGAAGCGGCAGTCCATGTTGCCTACCCCCGAAGACCGTCCGGGCATCAAGTTCCGGTGGATTCGCACCTCCACAATGGGTAACGCAGACATGACGAACGTGTCGTCTCGGTTCCGAGAGGGCTACACGCCTGTAAGGGCGGAGGATTATCCTGAGCTGCAAATTATGTCCGACCTCGACTCGCGCTTTAAAGGCAACGTCGAAGTTGGTGGATTGCTGCTCTGCAGCATTCCGGTTGAAGACGCGGACGCGCGCGTGGAAGGCCAACTCGAGATGGCTCAAAACCAGATCGACGCAGTTGACCGCAATTTCATGCGTGAGAACGACCCGCGTATGCCCGTGCTTCGGCCCGAGCGTTCAACAAAAACATCGTTCGGCAAGTGATTGCCGTGAACACAACTCTGTAGATGAAGGAGAGAACCCATGGGTTCCGTCAATGCTCCCTTCGGTCTGCGTGTGACTGGCCGTCTCGACAATGGCTCGCTGGAGGTTTTCCGCCAGTACCCCATCGCGTCGGGTCTCGCCGTCAACATTGCCGCCGGAGATATCGTCAACCTCGTTGACAACGGCACTTCGACCACGATCACCAAGCAGACCGCTACCGGCGACACTTCGACCGATATCGCAATGCTCGGCGTGTTTGTCGGCTGCTCGTACACCGACCCCTCGACTGGGCAGATCACGTTCAGCAACATGTGGCCGACCGGCACCGTTGCTTCGGACGCGCTCGCGTTCGTCGTGGATGACCCGCAGGCCCTGTACGTTGTGCAGGCTGACGAGGCCATCACCAACTCGCTGGACATCTACGGCAAGAACGCCGCGATTGTTCAGGGTGCGGTGAACACCACGTTCAAAGCCTCGCGCGTCGCACTCGATGCGTCCACCATCGGCACCGATGCCAACCTCCCGCTGCGAATCATCGACTACGTCGGTGGCCCCCGTGGTGGCGAAGCTGGTACTTCGTTCCCGCTGCTGGTCGTGAAACTTAACTACACGCAGCTGACCGCTGCTGTTGGCGTGTAAGGAGGGCTGACAGATGGCTATTTCACGCGCACAGGCCCTTAAAGAACTGCTTCCGGGCCTCAACGCCCTGTTCGGTCTTGAGTACGCCAAGTACGAAAACGAGCATGCCGAGATTTACGAGACTGAAAGCTCCGAACGTTCGTTCGAAGAGGAAGTCAAGTTGTCCGGTTTTGGCGCAGCACCGGTGAAACCGGAAGGCTCTGCCATCTCGTATGACAACGCACAGGAATCGTTCACCGCTCGTTACAATCACGAGACGGTGGCCATGGGCTTCTCGATCACCGAGGAAGCCATGGAAGACAACCTGTACGACTCGCTCTCGGCTCGTTACACCAAAGCGCTGGCTCGCGCTATGGCGTACACCAAGCAGGTCAAGGCAGCTTCGCTGCTGAACACCGGTTTCACCACGTTCCAATCGGGCGACGGTGTGACCCTGTTCAACACGGCGCACCCGACCGTTGCTGGCGGCACCAACTCCAACCGTCCTTCGGTTGACGCCGACCTCAACGAAACCTCGCTGGAACAGGCTGTGATCGACATCGCAGCTTACAAAGACGAACGCGGTCTGCTGATCGCTGCCCGTCCGCGCAAGCTGATTGTTCCGCCGTCGCTGATGTTCGTCGCTACTCGTCTGCTGGAAACTGAGCTCCGCGTCGGCACCGCCGATAACGATCTCAACGCCCTCAAGTCGAACGGCTCGATCCCGGGCGGTTACGCAGTGAACCACTACCTGACGGACAATGACGCGTGGTACCTCACCACCGACATCCCGAACGGTTTGAAGCACTTCGTCCGCGTCGCGATGTCCACCTCGATGGACGGCGATTTCGACACCGGCAACGTCCGCTACAAGGCCCGCGAGCGCTACTCGTTCGGCGTGTCGGACCCGCTGGCCATGTACGCCTCGCCGGGCGCATAACCCCCTACATACCCCCCGGGTATGTAGTGAAAGGTCCACTTCGGTGGGCCTTTCTTTTTTGCTCCACGACGTGTACACTGCGCGCAGGGTAACATCAGCCACGCAGACAGGACGCCCGACCTGACGATGCACAGACTGCGCGGCGAATCCTTGTGCAAGGGGTACTACCATGGCTTCCACAACCTTCTCAGGTCCCGTGACCTCGACCAACGGCTTCGTTGGCTCCGTCACCGGGAACGTCTCTGGTGACGTCACCGGAAACGTCGCAGGCGATGTGACCGTCACCAGCTTCGTGAAGCTCACCGCCATCGCGACGTCTGCTCTGCCTGCCGCTGCCGCTGGCAACGCTGGTCAGGTTCGCCTCATCAACGACAACGGCGCTGGCAACAACGAGTTCTGCCTCGTCATCTCGACCGGCTCTGCTTGGGTCACTGCTGTTGGCGCAGCACTCAGCTAATAGGAGCACAGCACCATGGGCGCGACAGATGTACGCAGTGGCCACCTGCACAGCAGTGGCTTCATCTACAAGAACAGGGCTCGCGTTAAGGCGATTGATGTCGTCGGCGGAAACGACGGCGGCATACTTGAAGTCTGGGACACCGACGTCGCGCCCGTGGCTGCCACCTATGGGCGCAGCGGCGATACCGTGACCGTGACCAAGAGTGCGCACGGCCTAAAAACCGGTGACGTCATTGGCATTTCGTATGAAGAGGCCAGCGGCGTAATCGCAACCCCGGGCAACTATGCGATCACTGTCACCGGCACGGACACCTTCACCCTCACAGACATCAACAGTGGGACCATCGCCACGAGCACTGTCTGCCGGTACGTCCGTAGCACCAAGAACGGGAACAACGCAGGGTGGCTTGCCACATACCATACTTCTGCGTCAGATATCTTCTTCAACGGATTTTCTGTTCCCGGGGACGGCATGCTGGCGATGATCGGCGTGTATGTTTACGCCAACAACCTGAAATCCATCAACATCTACTACGGGTGATGATGAAATGGCCAAGTCACCAGCATGGACCCGCAAGGAAGGTAAGAACCCGAAAGGCGGGCTAAATGCCAAGGGCCGAGCCAGCTACAACAAGGCCAACCCCGGGAAACCGGGGTTGAAAGCCCCTCAGCCCGAGGGCGGCGCTCGCAGAGACAGCTTCTGTGCCCGGATGAAGGGTATGAAGAAGAAGCTCACGTCGGCCAAGACGGCCAATGACCCCAACAGCAGGATCAATAAGAGCCTGCGAGCATGGAAGTGCTGACATGCCGCTGAACGCTAAGGGTAAAAAGATTAAGGCCGCGATGGCCAAACAGTATGGCAAGGAGGCCGGTGCTCGCGTCTTCTACGCCGCTGAAAACAAGGGCTCTATCAAGGGCGTGAAAAAGGGGAAGAAGAAATGATGAACCGCGGAAACATGGGCATGCAGATCGCAACTGCTCCCGCCTCGCCGAGACCGGTTAGACCGATGATTGCAGGGCCCAAGCCCAAGCCCAAGCCGGGCGGCGTCCGCGGTATGTCGGACCCTAAGCCCGCGCCCATGCGCATGGCCAAAGGCGGCAAAGCCAAGAAGATGGATGGCTGCTGCATGAAGGGTAAGACCAAAGGGGCGATGCGGTGAGCAAGAAACCCACAAAAAAGGACACCGCCGAAACTATCGCGGTGGCGGGCGTTGTCGCGGCAACTCAAGCTCCAGTGTTTACGCCCTGCGCCCAGTGCAGCTATCCCGCTGACTGTGCTCGCGCAGCGAAGTGCTCGAAGGGGTTCAAGTAACCATGGGCCGCACCAACGAGAAGCTCTGGGAACAGTCCAAGGCGCAAGCCAAGGCTAAGATGGGCGGGAAACACTCCGCCCGTGCCATGCAGCTCGCTGGTAAGATTTACAAGGAAAAGGGCGGCGGTTATTCAGGTGAGAAGACCGCCGCTCAGAAGTCCATGTCAAAGTGGACTAAGGAAGACTGGGGCACCAAGAGCGGTAAGCCGTCTGGTAAGACCGGCGAACGCTATCTCCCGAAGAAGGCACGTGACGCGCTGAGCCCTGCAGAGTATGCTGCAACAACCCGAGCCAAGCGCGAGGGCACCGCCAAGGGCAAACAGTTCGTGGCTCAGCCGAAACGTATCGCGAAGAAGACCGCGAAATTCAGGGACTAAACCATGCCTGTCATCGTACCCGATCTGCCGGAACTCTTTGAAGAGGCCTTTGAGCGGGCCGGTCTCGAGATGCGCTCGGGTTATGACCTCAAGACTGCACGACGCAGCTTGAACCTGATGACGCTTGAGTGGGCCAACCGTGGCCTGAACCTTTTTACTATTGAGGCTGGGACTCTCGCCCTTGTGGCGGGGACCACGACATACACGCTGCCGACCGGGACAATTGACATCATCGAGCACCAGATGCGGACCGGGACGGGCACTGCCCAGACGGATACCGCGCTCGAGCGCATCTCTGTGTCAACCTATGCCCAGCAGACCAACAAGCAGATCACGGGTCGCCCGACCCAAGTGTTCGTGCAGCGCCTGCCGACGAGTACGACGGTGACGTTCTGGCCGACGCCAGATAACTCCCAGAGCTACACGCTGTTCTACTACCGCCTCAAGGGCATTGACGGCCTTGCTTCGGGCATCGGCGGAGACACCACCAACATCCCTCCGCGCTTTGTGCCCGCCCTCGTCGCGGGGTTGGCGTACTACATCGCCATGAAGAAGCCCGAGGCAATCGCCCGGGTTGCCCCCTTGAAGCAGGTCTACGACGAGCAGTTCGATCTGGCAGCCGGTGAAGACCGTGACCGCTCCTCGGTCAGCTTTGTGCCGTTCAACACGATGATGATCGGGGGTGTCTGATGCCCGCATACGCAAGGGGAAGCAGAGCCCTCGGCATCTGCGACCGCAGTGGGCGTACCTATAAGCTCTCAGACCTCGTCTGGGAGTATCAGAACGGCGTCAAGACAGGCTTCCGAGTGGGCCGCGACATCGTTGACCCTGACCAACCACAGAACTTTCTGGGTCGGGTGAAAATCAACGACCCGCAGGCCCTCATGAACCCGCGTCCAGACTACGCCCCGGGCAACGGATTGTTCGGCTGGAATCCCGTTTGGAACCCTGCAGAGTATATGGTAGGGTCTGTTGGAACCGTGACCGTGGTCACAACTGATGGAGAATGAGATGGACAAGTCCCCGCGCCCGAAGGCCAAACCGATGAAATCGCCTCGCCCGAAGCCCCGTCCGGCTGATCTGATGGAAAACTACAACCTCATGCGCGCCATGAAGGGTACTGACGCCAAAGCGGTCAAAGAAGACCTCAAGGCTGCCAAGAAGATGGCCATGGGCGGCAAGTGCCGTGGCATGGGTGCTGCCAAAAAGGGCGGGTCCTACGGGAAGAACGGCTAACAGATGAACTACACCGAGCTCACTCAGGCCCTGCAGGATTATCTCGAGACCTCGGAAACGAGCTTTGTCTCGAACATCCCTACGTTCGTTCAGCAGGCCGAGGAGCGCATCTACCGGTCGGTGCAGATTCCTGAGCTGCGCAAGAACGTCACCGCGGCAACGACGACGGGCAACCAATATCTTGCCCGTCCGTCTGACTTCCTGTCCGTGTTCTCTCTGGCTGTCGTAGACGGCTCGGGGAACTACAGCTACCTGTACGACAAGGATGTCAACTTCATCCGCGAGGCCTATCCGGGTCCGTCTACGCAGGGGCTTCCGAAGTACTACGCGCAGTTCGACGGCGATCAGGTTGGCACCGAGGGCAACTTCATCCTTGGCCCGACTCCGAGCGGCGTGTTCACCGTCGAGCTCCATTACTACTACGACCCGCCGTCCATTGTGGATACTGGCACGTCGTGGCTCGGAACCAACGCTGAGACCGCCCTGCTATACGGCAGCCTCGTGGAGGCTTACACCTATCTCAAAGGTGACGCCGATATGCTGCAGCTCTACACAAATCGGTACATGGAAGCTATGGCGCAGCTCTTCGGCATTGATCTACGCTCTAAGCGGGATGACTACCGCGACGGCGTTAAATCTGGGAGTGGCTGATGTTTATGGGGTCCGCTTTACCCGGCGTCGTGTCGGTATCCACCACCGAGGGCCGCGGGCACACACCCGAGGAGCTGGCTGAACTTTGTGCGGCTAAGCTCATCAGTGTTTCTGACGAGGCCCATCCGGCCATTCGCGAGCAGGCGAAAGCTTACCGCGCTGCCATTGTGCACGTGGTCACGCGCTATATGAAAGAGGCAGTTACCAACGACCGCGTTACCGTGTATAATGCGCTCGTAGAGGCTGGGCACCCACAACTGGCTGCGGCCATTCAAAAGCTATAGGAGGCCGCGATGGCAATCACTCAGGCAATGTGCACTTCGTTCAAGGACCAGCTCCTAGAGGCAGTCCATGACTTCCGCTCGAGCGGTGGCGACGTCTTCAAGATCGCCCTCTACTCGAGCGCAGCGACTTTGGACGCTACCACCACCGCTTACACCTCAAGCAACGAGGTCGCAAACTCCGGTAGCTACTCGGCTGGCGGCGGGAACCTGACCAACGTCACCCCGACCACCTCGGGCACCACTGCGTTCACGGACTTCGACGACATCTCGTTCACGTCGGCAACCATCAACGCTCGTGGCGCTCTGATCTATAACTCGACCCCGACCCACACCTACACCAACCCTGCGGTGGCGGTGCTGGACTTCGGCGGCGACAAGATTTCCACGTCGGGCACCTTCACCATCCAGTTCCCCACGGCGGACGCCTCGAACGCAATCATCCGTATCGCATAAGGAGCTGCCATGGCTCTCGTAGTAGCTGATCGTGTCCAAGAAACCACGAGCACCACAGGCACGTCCAGTTATGCCCTGCTAGGTGCCGCCACTGGCTATCAGTCCTTTGGGGCTGTGATGGCCGATGGGGACACGACATACTACGCGATCACCAATGACACCGACTGGGAGGTCGGTATTGGCACTTACTCGACCACGGGGCCAACCCTAGCCCGAACGACGATCCTCGCGTCCAGCAACGGCGGCTCTGCCGTGAGCTGGGGTGCCGGTGTCAAGAACATCTTCATCTCCTACGCCGCATCGAAGTCCGTCTATCTGGACGCCAATGGCGACCTTCTTGTCTCTGACAAGATTATCCATGACGGCGACACCAACACTGCCATCCGCTTCCCCGCAGCTGACACTGTGTCCGTGGAGACCGGGGGCACTGAGCGCCTCAAGGTCGAGAACAGCACCATCACGACGACGGTGCCGATCCTGCTACCTGCCGACCCGACCCTGCCGCTGCAGGCGGCGACCAAGGAGTATGTGGACACCATTGCCTCGGCGGGCATCCACTACCACGCGCCTGTGCGGGTTGAGAATCCGGCCAACCTGAACGCGACGTACAACAACGGCACCTCTGGTGTTGGAGCCACCCTGACCAACGCTGGGACGCAGGTCGCCCTTGTGATCGACGGTGTGACCGTGGCCACCAACGACCGCGTTCTGGTGTATGAGCAGACCGACCAGACCCAGAACGGCGTCTATGTCGTCACCAGCACGGGCTCAGGCAGCACAAACTGGGTCCTGACCCGCTCGACGGACACCGACAGCTATGGCCCCAGCGACCCTGATGCACTGGGTGCTGGTGACGCATTCTTCGTGCAACAGGGCAACACAGGCGCTGGTGAGCTCTATGTCTGCAACACCGAGGGCACCATCACCTTCGGTACGACGAACATCACGTTCACGCAGATCGCAGCCACGGCGGTCTACACGGCTGGCACGGCCATCTCCGTCACCAACAACGTCATCACAAACACCGCCCCCGACCAGACGGTCACGCTGACGCAGGGCGGAGCGACGTCGATCTCGGGAACATACCCGAACTTCACGATCACCTCGACCGACACGACCTACTCGGCTGGCAACGGTATTGGCCTTGCGGGTACGACCTTCTCCGTTGCCGCTGGTAGCGGCCTGACTCAGGACGCAAGTGGCCTTTCCCACGCTGACACGTCCTCGCAGTCGAGCGTGGACAACAGCGGTGCTACATTCGTTCAGGACGTCACCCTCGACACCTTTGGTCACGTCACTGGGTTGGCCTCCGTCACCGTCACTCCGTCGCTGATTGGAGCCCCCAGCACGACGGGTGTGGGTGCCTCTGGCTCTTGGGGTATCTCTGTTACCGGGACTGCAAGCAACGTCACTGGAACCGTAGCCATAGCGAATGGCGGCACGGGCGCGACCACCGCTGGTCAAGCGCTAAATAACCTTGGCCTCACCGCCACGGCGACCGAGCTGAACTATACATCTGGCGTTACGTCGGCGATCCAAACGCAGCTCAATGCAAAGGCCCCACTTGCCTCTCCGGCGCTCAGTGGTACCCCGACTGCCCCGACAGCCTCTGTGGGCACCGACACCACGCAGATTGCCACCACGGCCTTCGTGAACGCTGAGATCGCCAACGACGCACCGACCAAGACGGGTGGGGGCGCTTCGGGGACGTGGAACATCGCGATCAGTGGAAACGCCGCGACCGCTACGTCCGCGACAACCTCCGCCAGCACTACAAATCCGACGTTCTCTGGGGACGCCGTAAACAAGGCCGACATCACGACACGGACGGAGTCTGGGTTCTACGAGCACGACACCGGGACGACCGCCGAGGGATGGCCACGGAACGATGGCACGTGGCAACACATGATTGCCTCCACCCACAGCAACGACTCAAACTACTTCTCGATGCAGCTTGCTGGCGGCTTCTTCACCCAGCAATGGTACATGAGGAACACGAACAATAACGGGTCGACCAGCTGGAGCGAACTTCTCACCAGCGCCAGCTACAACTCCTACGCCCCGTCCCTCACCGGCACTGGAGCCTCGGGTAACTGGGCGATCAACGTCACGGGCAACGCTGCGACCACCTCCCAGCGAAACTTTAGCGGGGACATCGCCGCTACAGGGCAAGGTCGCTTCACGGGTTGGTATGGAGGTGGCTCTGGAAACAATGCGCTTGCAGCGGAGGTCGGCGTATCCGGTGGCACTGCATATGTTCTGTCCTACAATCGGGGAACATCAACCTACGGCAGCTTGACTCTTAACGCGACCAACATAAGCCTTGATCCGCAGGGCGGCTCGATCTCTCTGGGGGCCAACATCGGGGTTCCGGGCGACAGCCACATGACCTTCGGCCCGAACTCCACTTGGGGCAGCTCACTGCGCGTGGGAGGCAATGGCCGCACGGCGACCGGGACAGAAATGGCGTCCGTCGTCACTACGGATGGAAACCTTCACCTTGACCCCGCCGCCTCCGCCAATGCCACCTATTTGAATTATTACGCCGGGACTAACGGCGTCACCTTTGGAAATGGTGCGAGTTCTATTGTTGCCGTCATGGGGCCTGATGGAGACTTGTGGAAGGGCGGAGCGGACAACACTGGCACACAGTATGTCCAGAACACTGGCACTTGGGGCATTTCCATCACGGGAGATGCAGGCTCAGTAGATGGGCTTTCGCCGCCGCAGTTCTACAACAATATGGGGCAAAACCACAACACCCAGACAGACTTTAACGCAGTTTCTGATTTTGGTGCCAGATACCTCCAAGGTGGCACAAATGGTCCGACCGTGGACACATCGGATCAATTCTATGGCTTCACTATGGGCCTTGGGAACGATTACCCACTGTCCCAGTACGGCTCTCAGTTCTACTGGCCCCGCGCCGCGCAAGACGCAAACACCTACATTTATGTGCGTGATCGGGAGGGTGGCTCTTGGGGGTCGTGGAGAAAGACACGAGCAGGTTATGCCGACAGCGCAGGCTCCGTTGCTTGGGGTAACGTCTCCAGCAAGCCCTCCAACATCATGTACTATCAAGGCTTCACCCTTGACGCGAACACTATGGATAGCAACTCCACGGGGTTCACGTACTCGGTCAATGCCCCGTATACCGGCCCTGTCGCTCGGTTCAGCACTGGTGGAGGCTATGACCTGTGGCTCAATGCCACGTACAACGGCGGCAATGATCTGGCGTTCAGGACTCGGAACGGAGACACCAACACGCTAAATCCTTGGAGGGCCGTCGTCCATAGCGGCAACCTCACCACCTACACCGCCGCCCGGAACGGCAGCGGGTACCTCATCCCTGACAACTGGATACAGTTCAACGGGAGTTACGGCATCTACTCCACCACCAATAACGCACATATTTTCCCCAACAACGGGACGTATGGCTCTTGGAAGGTCATCGGCACCCGCAACGGCTGGGCTGGCTTGGAGTTTGAGGACTCAAGCACCAGTCTCATGCAGGCTACGGACGGAAACCTCTCCGGCTTCCATAGGAACGGCTATGGATGGCAGTTCTACTGGCAGGGCGGAACCCTCTACTGCTTCAAGAACACCTACGGCGGCGGTACTCAGGCCACCGTTCTGGACAGTAGCAACTACACCTCCTACGCCCCCTCCCTGACTGGCTCTGGTGCCTCGGGTAACTGGGGCATCAATATCACGGGCAACGCCGCGACCGCGACGACGGCTGACCAGATTGATGGGTTTGGCTTTAGAAACACCGGCTCCAATTCCGCTGTCAACGCAGACACCTTGGACAGCAACGGCATCACCTACTACACGGCTGGTGTCCCGAACTTCACTGGCAACGCCACCGACGGTGCTCTGTACTCTCAGGCGTATAGCTCTTCTTGGCAGCATCAGATTGCCGCTGACTACAGGTCCGGCCAGATTGCTCTTCGTGGCAAGAACAACGGGACTTGGCAGTCTTGGCGTACCGTTCTGGACAGCGGCAACTACGGCTCCTATGCCCTCCCCCTGACTGGCGGCACAGTGAATGGTCAGTCGTACTTCACCTCGAGTCAAGACACCGGGGCGTCGGTAGGCAACGCATCTCTACAAGCCTACTCCACTGGCGGCAATGGTGCTGTCATGTCGTTCCATCGCGGCGGGTCCTACGCCGTCAACATGGGCCTAGACAGCGACAACGTGTTCCGCATTGGGGGGTGGTCGGCTCCAGCAAACCGCCTCCAGATGGACATGTCGGGCAACCTGACTATGGCTGGTTCAGTAACCGCCACGGCTTTTGCTGGCAGCGGTGCCAGCCTAACGAGCCTTCCCGCTCCGACATCCGCACAGGTTGGTTCGGCCACGGCTGACTTGGCCGCTGGTGCGGTTGGCAGCTACGCGTTCCTTGTTTTAGCCCTGGACACAGACACTGACTATGCCGCTGGAAACACTTTTGCAGGGTCAAACCTTCGTTATGCTGGTGCCAGCGCAACTACCTCGGGCTCATCCCCGGTTGTACCTTCAAGTGGAACCCCGTCCGGGACGTGGAGAAACATGGGTTACTTGCAAAACATCTCCAGTGGCGGAGGCGCAGGTTCGCAAAGACAAGGTTCTACCGTCTTCTTGAGGATTTCCTAACGTGAACTACCGCAACGCAAAGCGCCTCGCAAACGGCTGGATCGACTGCGAAATCGAGCATGAAATCTTTGGCTGGATACCCTTCACCTGTAACCCAAACGACACCGGGGCGCAGATCGACGTAGTTACGCTTCACGCTCAAATGGACGCAGACCCTGAGACCGCAGCCTACGTTCCTCCGACGCAGGCAGAGCTTGACGCCGCAGCCGCAGAAGCTGTCCGCGCAGAACGTGATTACAAGCTGGCATATGAGGTTGACCCCGTTGTCAGCAACCCGCTCCGCTGGGCCGATCTAACTGCCGAAAAGCAGGCCGAGTGGGCAGCCTACCGCCGCGCACTTCTCGACATCACGGCGCAGTCCGGCTTCCCGCACAGCGTGGTCTGGCCAACAAAGCCGGAGTGACCATGACCACACCCCGTGGTATAGTGCCGTAAGCCCGAGAGAGGAGGGACATCATGTTTGGCTTTAGTCCCTTCTCCGCGGCCCCGTTCTCGGACCTCGGCGAAGCTGCTGATGTCATTGTAAGTGTCCTCGGTGTCTCCGCGGGCACCGCTGTTGGGGGCGTCAGTGCTCCTGCCGCGGCCATCCTCACGGGCGTCTCCGCCTCCGCTGACCTTGGCTCCGTCGTCGTTACAGGCACCGCTCTCGTTTTCGTCTCTGGGGTCTCCGCATCCGCAGGTGTTGGCTCCGTCACGGTCCAAGCCAATGCCGATGTGGATGTCTCTGGCGTCGAGGCCGCAGTCTTTGTCGGTGATGTCGTGGTCACGGGCGGCGCTACGATCCTCCCTGATGGCGTCTCCGCAACTGCGTCCTTGGGAACCGTTGCTGTGTCCGCCGCGGCCAACGTCTTCCCTGACGGTGTTTCGGCAACCAATCAGGTTGGCACGGCTACTGCTACTGGCACTGCTCTCGTGCTGCCTACGGGCGTGGAAGGCTCTGGGCAGGTCGGCACACTCACCGCTACGGGTACTGCCCTCGTGCTCCCGACTGATGTTTCGGCGTCCGGGCAGGTTGGCAGCGTAGCTATCGCCGCGGGCGCGGACGTGCAGGTCACAGGGGTTTCCGCCACCGCGCAGCTCGGGACCGCTGTTGCTACGGGCTCTGCCCTAGTCCTTCCAACGGGCGTATCTGCTTCTGCTGCTGTCGGCAACGTCACCATTGAGGCTGGCGCTGATGTCCCGGTTGTTGGTGTCTCTGCTTCTGGCGCTGTCGGCTCCGTCACTGTCACTGGCTCCGCAGTCGTCATTCCGCTTGGCGTCAGCGCCACAGGGCGCGTCGGTCAGGTCATTGTCTGGGGACAGATCGTTCCAAACCCGGGCACGTCTTGGGACCCACTCAATCCGGTACCGCCCACATCTTGGGCGGCGATATCTCCATCCCCCGGTTCGGCGTGGACGGAGGTCGATCCAGATGCTATAAATCCATGGACAGAGGTGGAGCCTGTACCGGCGACCATCTGGACAACCATCGCGGCGTGAGGATGACCTATGCCTAGTACATATACTAATAACCTTGGGGTCGAACTCCCGGCGGATGGTGAGCAGGACGGCATCTGGGGTGATGTTGTCAACGACAACATGAACATCCTTGACCGCGCCATTAACGGCTCTCTCAGTCTACCCCTGAGCGGCACGACATCAACGCTGACCACCTCTGACGGCACCTTGTCCGACGGGCAATACAAGGCCCTAATCCTCGGCGGTACCCCGAGTGGTACGCACACGATCACCATAGCGCCCAATGACGCCCAGAAGATTTATTTTGTCTACAACCTGTCCGGTCAGTCGGTGGTGTTCACCCAAGGATCGGGCACAAGCGTCACTATCGCAAATGGCGACACTGCGATTATTTACTCTGACGGTGGCGGCGGCGCTGCCGGGGTCGTCAACCTGACCGACAACTTTGCCATGAACTCGGTGAAGATCACGGGCGGTACGATCACAGGGATCACAGACCTCGCCCTCGCTGACGGGGGCACCGGGGCTTCTACGGCAGCTGACGCACGTACCAACCTCGGCCTCGGGACCATGGCCACTCAGGCTGCGTCCTCTGTTTCTATAACTGGCGGGTCTATCACAGGCGTCACTGACATCGCTATCGCAGACGGCGGCACGGGGGCCTCAAACGCGGCTACGGCTAGGACCAACCTTGGGCTGGCAATCGGCACCGACGTGCAGGCTTACGACGCTGAGCTCACCGCCATAGCCTCCCTTGCCGTGACCGACAGCAACTTCATTGTTGGAAACGGAACGACTTGGGTCGCAGAGAGCGGCGCGACGGCCCGCACGTCGCTTGGCCTCGGCACGATGGCAACCCAGAACGCCTCCGCGGTAGCAATCACTGGAGGATCGGTTACTGGAATCACTGACATCGCTGTTGCCGATGGCGGGACGGGTGCGTCTGACGCTTCTGGGGCCAGAACAAATCTCGGTCTCGGCACTATGGCAACACAAGCGGCGAGTGGGGTGTCCATCACTGGCGGCTCGATCACTGGCATCACTGATCTTGCTGTGGCTGACGGGGGCACTGGTGCCTCGACGGCATCTGATGCTCGCACGAACCTTGGCCTCGGGACCATGGCCACGCAGAACTCCTCAGCAGTTGCGATTACTGGTGGGTCCGTTTCCGGCATCACTGATCTGGCTATTGCCGACGGCGGCACAGGGTCTTCGACGGCAGACGGTGCTCTGGTTAATCTCGGTCTCACGGTCAACCTCAAGAACTTTGCAGCCGCGTTCAACCTGCCAGTCACAGACGGTACCAACGGTCAGTATATGACCACCAACGGTGCCGGTGCCCTTACGTTTACCACCGCGAGCTCAACGACCGCGCAGGCTGACACCGTAAAGGTCACGACCTCGTCCGCGGCGAGCGCCTTCAAGGTTCCGTTTGGCGACACCACGGCCTCAACGACCGGGTATTACGGGCTGCTGCAGGACTCCACTGGCACGTTCACCTACAACCCGTCTACGAACACCCTTACCGTGGGGACCGTCGTTGCGGACCTGACTGGCACCGCGACCAATGCAACCCTCGCCGCCACTGCCTCTACCGCGACCACGCTGACGGGACTGACATCCACTGTGGCGGAGCTCAACTACACGGATGGCGTGACGTCGGCTATCCAGACGCAGCTGAATGGCAAGCAGCCGCTTGATGCAGACCTCACCGCAATTGCGGCCCTCACGCCCACGGGCGGTGCCTTTATCGTGGGCAATGGATCGACGTGGGTGGGTCAGACAGACTCCACGGCCCGGTCTTCGTTGGGTCTCGGCACCATTGCCACCCAGAACTCCGCTTCGGTTTCTATTACCGGAGGCTCTATCTCCGGCATCACGGACTTGGCGGTGGCTGATGGAGGCACTGGCGCTTCTGATGCTGCAGGGGCCAGAACTAATCTGGGGGCGCAGGCCGCTATCACTGGCGCAGCCTCCACAATCACGAGCTCCGACCTCACTGCGTCCAGAGCCCTTGCCTCGGATGGCTCCGGCAAGGTTGCTGCAAGCTCCGTTACCTCCACTGAGCTAGGGTATGTCTCAGGCGTCACTTCTGCCATCCAGACGCAGCTAAGCGCCAGATACACGAGCGCAAATCTATCATCTCAGGCTCAGGCTGAGGCTGGAACCGATAACACGACCCTGATGACTCCGCTGCGAACCTTCGAAGCTATCAAAGCTTTGACTGTAGACGTTCAGGAGTTTACGACTGCTGGCGGCCCATTTACATGGAACAAGCCCACGGATGCGATCTATTCGGAGATCACGGTCGTCGGCGGCGGTCAGGGAGGACGGCCCGGAACACCATTCGTAATGTGCGGCACCCCTAGAGCATCTGGCAGCGGTGGAAGTGCCGGTGGCGCTGCTATTCTTTCAAAGATTGCGTCTGCCCTCGGGGCTACCGAGACCGTCACTATTGGGGCGGCGGGCGCAGCAAACGGAGGTTCTGGTGGAACCTCGTCCTTTGGCGCTCACGCATCTGCTACTGGTGGCGGCGCAACAGGTGGCACTGGGTCTGGCACTGGCGCTCAAGTAATTACTGGAAGCTTGGGAGGAGGCGGCAACGGAGCAGCAAACGCTGCTTACAACATCGCAGAAACCCTTGGTGGATCATCAATAGCGGGACCGGGCGGGATTGCCTCAACCAATGGAACCCGTGGCGGGGGCGGTGGCGGTGGAGATGGCTTGGCAACCTCCGGCACTGGTGGCGCTGGTTACGTCCGCATCGTGACCTATTGTGCGTAAGGGAGACAACCAATGATCGCACTTATTGACCCTCGCTTTGACCGCGTTTGCGAAGTCGCGCAGGCAGAGTTCCCTGTGGCGGAGCCGTTGTTCTGGACGCCGTGCCAAGACGACTGCATCCCCGATTTCGACTACTGGAACCCGGAGACGCAGAGCATCGTTTACCCGCCGCGACCTGAGCCAGAGCCCGCGGTAGACCTCATCGGGACGACTGTGGAGGAGTTCTGATGCAGATCATGAGCCTCAAGCTCCCCGGCCCCTACGCCACATTCTACACCTCAGACCATGCTGCGGACGAGGTAAAAGAACACACGCACGAATACGCCCACTCCTGCACAGTTGTGCGGGGGTCTGTGCTTGCGATCTGCGAGGGCAAGGAAAAGACGCTAGCTGTCGGGCAGTCTGTAATCTTCCCCAAGGGAAAGGCGCACTCCATCCGCCCGCTCTCGGTAGATACGATCTTCGTCAACGCTTGCGCGGAAGTCTTGCCGAGCGAAGAGCCTATGTTCAGGGCGCTCTAACCGTGGACTACACCGCCCTCACAGAAGCGTACTTCCCGCTCAGGAGCCTCAAGCTGTCCCCTGAGATCAAGGTCATGTCGCTTGTGAAGTCGGTTGACTACCCGGTCCAAATCACCAACGACAACGCACCATACGCCTTGCCGTACTGGCACTCTCAGGCGCTGGCACGGTTCATCTTGGACAACTCCGCGCTGTTCTCCGGGCGCACTGCGCTTGACATCGGATGTGGCTGCGGCGCTGCCGCCATTGCCGCCGCGATGGTGGGGGCAAAGGCCATCGCTCTGGACCCTGACCTGCGGTGCCTCGACTTCACGGAGCGCAATGCAAGGGCGAACGGCGTTGAGGTCAAGCTAGTGTGGGGGACCCACAAGTCAGCGCCAGATGCTGATGTAATTCTGGCCGGAGGCGTGTTCCATGAGGTACATGGGATTCAGATCGCTATGATGGCGAAGGCCAAGCCGAGCCTGATCGCCCTGACGCACCATAATCTGTGGAGCATGGACGGATTTACAGAGGTGGCGGTGCACGATACGCCCCCGACATCCATCCATGTTTTCAAGTCAGACCTTCTTATGACTGGAGTTTCCCGATGACCCCTGAAATGCTCTGGAACTTCGTCCTTAGCGGCGCACTCGGTCTCATCGGCTGGGTGCTGAAAAATCACGTCGAGGAAGTGAAGCGGCTGCAAATCCTGCTGAACCGCACCCGCGAGGAAGTAGCTCGTGACTACGTTACGCGGGCCGACATGCACACCGACATGAACCGGGTCATCTCTCGGCTGGACAACCTCGACAAGAAGATCGACGAACTGATGCGGAGCCTTAGCAGATGAGACTGATCCTTGTCCTCTTGGTCGCCGGATGCGGCCCTGTTACTGTATCGTCCGTGGCCTACACGACGGCCTGCCCGAAAGGTGACCGCCAGTGCGAAATCCGCCAGAACGCAGAGACTCTGTACTACATGGCGCACGGAGACGCGGCCAACGAGCTGCTATGCTCTGGCGATACTCGGGACGTTATGGGTGCGCTCTGCTCTGTCTACTGACGACAGTAGCCACCGCCCAAGTCACGGGCGACCTAAACACGAACTCCGGCAATACCAACTCCACCATTGACAGCAACAACGTTTCCACCAGCGAGACGCGGAATTACAATGGTGCTGGCTCGTCTCCGTTCTCAACGCCCGTGCCGACAGCGGCAGCGCCGACAGTCATGGGCGGCGGTGGCAACGATAGCTGCCTCATCCCCAAGCAACAGGCGTTTCAGGTCAGCATCTTTGGCCGTGCCGAAGGCAGCATGGAGCAAGATGAGGAATGCAACCGCCGCAAGGACGCCCGCCTGCTCGGTACACCGCAGGAGGCCGGAGGTCTTGGCCTGCAGGTCAGTGGTATCTCGGTCATGTGCGACAACGCAAACGTCTATAAAGCCATGGCCCTAGCCTCGACGCCATGCCCGATCTACAGCATCGAAACGGGCAAGCTGCTGGTGGGCCGCGAGGGCTATCTGGCTATGCGTGACAACCCGCATACCTATGTGGTAGGATACGCCCAAGATCGGTCCTTCTGGGACACCTTCCTTCGCATTGGAGAGGAACTGCCCGATGTCCTACCTGAAACAAGCAGCGGCCCTACTCTGTCTGAGCGCTTCCGCCGCTCACGCCGATCCGACGATGACGGACCTACAGGGGTCAGCCCAGACAATCCTTAACCAACTGTCAGCGGCCCAGAGCCTGACGGCTGGTGCCACCTACAGCGCCAGCAACGGCGACATCCTTGAACCCGGCATCATGCAGGACGCCACCGTCACCGAGCAGATGCGGCTCGACTACAACTCTGACATTCAGGGGGTGATCGACGCGACGTACTACAACGCCGAGCTCCTGTTTCAGGATCAACACACCGCAGCGATGGCAAATCTCGATACGGCTGTCGATCAGCTCGTTGCCGCAACTGCGGTTTTGATGGAGGTACAGGCGGTTGCGAACATGGCTGCCAACGCCGACACGGTTCAGGAGCAGATGGTCTTCCAGACGATCTTGACCAACAACGACATGACCATCAGCGCCGCTGACGTGAGCAACTACAACAACGCTCTCGGTGCGGTGCAGACCTACGCCCGCGATGCTGGTGCCTTCTTGGCGGCCTCGCGCAATGCCACCATGACGGGCTCGGTTGACAACTACGCGGCCAACACCGGGGCCAGCCTGTATGGCGCGACTGTGGCCTACAGCGCCACGGCTGACATCATCAACGTGAGCATGGGTCAAGTCTACAGCATCGGCCTGCAAGGGCTGCTTGGTGCTGACACTGTGACGCTGGCTGATGTGTATGCGGCGGGCTACGGCTCGTGAGTGAGGAAGCTGAAACCAACGGCCTGAGAATCGCAGGCTTCGACATCAAGGGCTGGTGGCTTGCCGCCGCGCTCCCTGTCTTGTCAGGCTTGAGCGGAACGATCTACGTGGGCTACGATACCGTCAACCGTTTCTGGGCTGTTGAGGAGAGCGTGGATGGCGTCTTGGGCGTTGAGAGCCGGGTGCAAACTCTGGAACAAGCCATACAGGACAACGACGTCCGGGGCCTTGCACCGAAGCTGTCGGCAATCTCGACCCAGATGGGGACGATCCTTGAGCAGCAGAAAGAGCTGATGGCCCTGCGGTCGATGGTCGAGAAGTCGGACAGCGTGACTAGCGGCATCGACGGCAAGCTGCAAAAGTACGACGCCGAGATCGAAGACCTCTGGAAGGCCATGGACGACCTCATAAGGAACCCGATGCAATGATAAAACTCGAGAACTTCGTTTGGCTGGGCTTCATTGCCGCCTTGGGTGCGATCTTCTACCTGTCGGGTGACGGGTTCTATCGCTACCCCTGCCAAGACCCCGTGAACTGGACTGCACTCGAGTGCACTCCCCCGATTTGCCTTCGCACTGGAATGTGCGCCAATGATCTGACAGGAGCCTCGCAATGAGCAAGAATGACCCAGACGTGATGGAAGCCAAGCTGCGCTACTTTATCGGCGTGGCCCTGACCGTGATCCTCGGTGGGGTGATCTTCTCCATCCTCTACAGCCTGATCTTCGTGACCCAGCCTCTGGGCGAAAGTTCAGAAAATGACCGCAAGTTCTTCGAGCTGCTGACCCCCATCGCCTCGTTCATCGTTGGTGCCTTGGGCGGCGTGATGGCGGCGGGCAACAACAAACAGAAGGGTGGCAATGACGAGCCCCCAACACAGGAGTACACCGAATGATCGGACGCATCGTAGGTATGCTTGTTGGCCGCAAGCTGAAAGAAAAGGCCGTGGACGCAGTGCTGGACAAGGTGAACCTGCCTGACCCGGTCGAGAACGCGATCAAGGTCGCAGCCACGGGCAACGTCGGCGATCTGCTCGGCGGCATGGGTAAGGACATGGCACAGGAAGCTGTGCTTGGTCAGATCACCAAGAAGGTGCCGATCAAGAGACCTAAGAAATGAGGTGGCTCGTTGTCCTGCTCCTGTCAGCAACCCCTGCGCTTTCTACGCCCTACGAGATCACTAGGATCATCGACGGCGATACGGTGGAGATTGCGGTGGATTTTCTCCCGTCGCCCCTCCCGCCAAAGCTCTCGATCCGCGTAATGGGCATCGACACCCCAGAGAAAGCACCTCGCGCCCAGTGCGATGCCGAGGCTGCTCTTGCAAAGAAGGCCAGCGCGTTCACCAAGGACGCTGTGGCCAACGCCCTCGAGGTCGATATCAAAATCCTCAAGTGGGACAAGTACGGCGGCAGGGTGCTGGGCGACGTCTATCTGGACCACCAGAGCCTAGCGCAAAGCCTAATCTCTGCGGGCCTAGCCCGTCCATACAAAGGCGAGGCCAAGTCCTCGTGGTGCGAATAGGAGCCCATAAATGAGCCTGATTACCGAGGGCCAGCTGGCCGCAATGATCCCGACCAACAAAGAGATCAAGGCTTGGTGCGAGGAGCTGAACAAAGCCCTGCCCAAGTACGACATCACGACTGACCAGCGTATCGCCGGGTTCATCTCGCAGTGCGCTCACGAGTCGATGGACTTCAACGCCATGAGCGAGAACCTCAACTACCGTGAGGAAACGCTGAACAAGGTCTTCCCACGCTACTTCGGCCCCGGCAAGCGCAACGCCGCCGAATACGCCCGCAACCCGGAGAAGATCGCCAACTACGTTTACATGGACGAGTTTCGCACGTCCAAGCTGGGCAACGTCCATCCCGGTGACGGCTGGCGCTTCCGTGGCCGCGGCCTCAAACAGCTGACCGGGCGTGACAATTACACCCGCTTCGCCAAGGACTACGACCTGACAGCGGAAGAAGCTGCCGTGTGGGTGGAGACCAAGGAAGGTGCGTTGGCGTCGGCACTGTGGTTCTGGAACACCAACAAGCTAAACCCCATCGCCGATACCGGCAACGTGGCTGCCCTGACTAAAAAGATTAATGGTGGTGACATCGGCCTCGCAGACCGTCAGGCGCGCTATGCCAAAGCTATGGCTGCTTTGGGTGGCAAGATCGACACCTCTGCCCCAGTAACGGCAGCTGTGTCTGAGACCTTGCGCCGTGGTTCGAAGGGTGAGGCCGTCAAAAAGATGCAGGCCAAGCTGGGTCTTACAGCCGATGGCGACTTCGGCCCCGGCACCGAGGCTGCGCTCAAGAAGTGGCAGGCTGCAAATGGTCTTACCGCTGATGGCGTTGCCGGTCCGAAGACATTGGCTAAACTGCTCGGGTGATGTAGTATCTCCACCAACAGGAGACCGCCATGGCACTCACAAAGCTCGTATTCCGGCCCGGTATCAACCGCGAGACCACTGCCTACGCCAATGAAGGCGGATGGTGGGATGGCAACCTCGTGCGTTTCCGGGCCGGAAAGCCTGAAAGTATCGGCGGCTGGACGCGCTATACCCGTGCTCAGATGCTAGGCACGGGGCGCTCTATGCTGACATGGACTGCGCTTGACGGGACGGTCTATACAGGTGTGGGCACTAACCTAAAGTACTACGTTATTCGTGGCGGCAGTCTCAATGACATTACGCCCCTCAGAGAGACGACCACGGCAGGTGCGGTGACTTTTGCCGCCACCAACGGTTCTGCCATAATCACGGTTTCAGACACAAGCAATGGCGTCCTGCTTGGTGACTTCGTCACCTTCTCAGGCGCAGTGTCCCTCGGCGGCAACATCACAGCAGCCATCCTCAACGCGGAGCATCGGGTGACGCGCGTTGTCGATGCCAATACCTACGAAATAACGGTGAGCGTAGCGGCAAATGCGTCCGACAGTGGCGATGGCGGTGCCTCGGTTGTAGGGGCTTACCAGATTAACATCGGGCTAGACACCTCCGTGTTTGGCACTGGTTGGGGTACTGGCCCATGGTCTCGCGGGACTTGGAGCTCTGGGTCAAGCACGACCGTTGCTGGCGCTCAGCTCCGCATCTGGTCGCAAGACAACTACGGTGAGGACCTCATCATCTGCATTCAGGATGGCGGCATCTACTACTGGGACAAGAGCCTCGGCCTTGCTTCTAGAGCTGTGGCTCTGGAGGACTTGGCTGGGGCTCAGGCCGCGCCGACCATCGCGAAGACCATCATTGTGTCGGAGCGCGATAGGCACGTCATCGCCTTCGGCTGCGACCCAGAAGCCGACCCCGGCGTGCAAGACCCGCTTGTCATCCGCTTTTCGGACCAAGAAAACCCCGCTGAGTGGCGCACCTTACCGACCACCACAGCAGGCGAGCTTCGCATTGGTACTGGGTCCGAGATCATCGGTGCCGTTCAGACCAAGCAGCAAATCATTGTCTTCACGGACGTATCCGTCCACGCAATGCAGTTCATCGGGCCTCCGTTTACCTTCGGCATCCAAGAGGTTTCTTCGGCGGTTTCAATCATAAGTCCAAACGCCATGGTTGCCGTTGGCGACACGGTGTTTTGGATGGGCAAGAATGAGTTCTACGCCTATGACGGTGCCGTCGTGCAGATTCCATGCGACGTCAAGGAGTACGTCTTCTCGGGCCTCAACGTCCAACAGCAGCTCAAGGTGTATGCTGGACACTCCAGCTCGTTCTCTGAGGTGTGGTGGTTCTATCCGAGCTCGAGCAGTCAAGAAAACGACAGCTATGTCGTGTATAACTACGAGCAGCGGGTCTGGTATTACGGTGCCATGCCTCGCACGGCTTGGCAAGACCGCAACGTCCTGTCGTTCCCCATCGCTGTTTCGCCTGATGGTTACGTTTATTACCACGAGAGTGGGTTAGATGATGGCAGCGCAAACCCACCGATTGCGCTCAACTCTTACGTCGAGTCGAGTGTTGTTGATATGGGCGACGGCGACCAGTTTATGTTCGCTACTCGGGTTATCCCCGATTTGACCTTCCGTAATTCGACGAGCGATACGCCAACGGTCACGCTTACACTGAAGGCCAGAAACTTCCCCGGCGGTGCCTACTTTGCATCTGACGCCGATCCTGTGGTTAAGACAGCCTCGCACCCGGTGGAGCAGTTTACCAATCAGCTGTTCACGCGACTTCGTGGGCGGTCCATGTCCCTGCGGGTAGAGTCCAACCAGACTGGGACCGCTTGGCGGCTTGGCGATCCTAGGCTCGATATGCGCGCGGATGGGAGGAAGTAATGCCTAGTAACTCCCCCGCACCATTTTTCCCGACGCCGCCCGGCGAGTATAATCGGCAATACATGGCCCAGCTCGTCCGCGCCTTCGCGGTCTTTGTGCAGCAGGTCAACAACCCGGGTGACGCTATATTCACGACGCTGCGGCTGACCGCACTGCCGGTCTACGCCAATAACGCAGCGGCCCTTGCCGGGGGGCTCGTCGCCGACGACGTGTATAAAACATCGACCGGAGAGCTTCGGATTGTCGTGTAACACGACATCTGCTAAGTTATGCGAAACTCGATAGAGGGACTGCCATGCTTCCGATGATCTTGGGCTTTCTCGGGTCCGCATTCGCCCCCGCCATCGCCGGGGCAACCGGCATCGCCGCACTCGCCAGCCCCCTTCTTGCCGGTGCAATCGGGCAGGGGGTTGGTACGGCCATCGAACAAAAAGACCTCGGTGCGGGTCTCCGCGCCGGACTTGGCTCTTTCGCTGGTGGTAAGCTTCTCGGGGGTCTGATGGGAAGCACAGCTGGCGGCGCAGCGGCAGGTCAGGGCACGCTACCTCCCGGCCAGTCTCCCATGACTTCTATCCGCCCCGGACCGACAATTTCCGGGCCCGCGGCAGCTGCCGCAGCACCAAAAGGTATCGCAGGTTTGTTCGGCCAAGGCGCGATGGGTCAAGGTATCCGTAGCGGCATGGACTTCATGGGCTCCGCTCAGGGTATTGGGTCGCAGATTGGCGGTGCGTTGGCCACGCCGGTGCCTAAAGCTGGCACTAAAGCTACTACCCCGACTGCGGCTGACAAAGAGATGCGTCCGATCCCACGTGTCCCGATGGCCCCGCCGCCCGGATACCGCCCCGGTGTTGACCCTGAGTTCAACTACGGTATTGGCCGACCCCCTTCTTATGAGGAAATCATTGCCTACCGGGATAACCCCATACGCACCTATGCCGAAGGTGGGGACGTCAAAAAGCCTAACGAGAAGACCGAGATCGTTGACGCCATTGCTGCCATCAAGGGGCAGCATCCGCAGCCTGAGATCGCTCTGGGTAAGTTCGTAGCCAAGTACGGCGAGAGCGCCTTACGCGATCTGGTAGACTCCGTGCAGTCCGGCGAGTTTGATGACACCCGCGAGCGCTTCGCCAACGGCGAAAACGGCATGGTGCGCGGTCCGGGTGATGGCTCAGGCGTAGACGACAAGGTGCCCGCCACGATTGACGGTGAGCAGGACGTGCTTCTAGCTGACGGTGAGTTCGTGCTTCGCAAGGACGCCACAGACGCACTCGAGAAGAAGTTTGGTGGTGGGTTCCTCTCCGCTGTGAACGGCGCGGGTAAGGACGCACCGAAGGTGCTCAAGGAGCGCGCGGCTTGAAAGATGTGGCATCAGTTCTGATCTACACTCCCGTCCCGAAGGCGTTTGTTAACGCCGTATGGGCAGATGTGACGCGCGTGCTGAAACGCTCAGTCGATACTTCACGTGGTAAGTTTTCCATGCAGGACGTATACGACGGCATAATGTCGGACACGTATGTCCTCTGGGTCGTGTTGGACGACGACAAAATTATCGCCGCCGTCACTAGTCGCATTGTGAGCTATCCGGGCCCGCACCGCGGTATGGCGCTCGACTGGATCGGCGGAACCCGCATGGCGGAGTGGCTTCCCATGGTGCAACGTGCTATGAGTAAGTATGCGCGGGATAACGGGTGCACGCACCTCGAAGGATTCGGTCGCAAGGCTTGGGGAAGATGGCTGGCTAAGTACGGGTGGGAACCCGAGTACATTGCCTACAGGATGGAGTTGAGCGATGGGTAAGGGCAGCAGCGCACCTACTAATCAGACAGTTACGCAAACGAACATCCCCGAAGAGTTCATGCCCTACTTCGAGCGCCTCATGGGGCGTGTCGAGGAGCAGTCTCTGCAGGACTATCAGGAGTATACCGGCGGCGACCGCTTGGCGACCGCCGATCAGTTCGGAGATATTACCGCCTCGCGAGAGGCCACGCGTAACCTTGCCGCTGCTGGTACCCCCGGTATTACCGAAGCGCAGAACATAACGCGCAACGTGGCGAGCGGGGCCGCAGGCCTAGCCTCGTTGCAGCAGCCCTATCAGTTCTCCCAGTATGGTGGTTTCCAAGCTGGGCAGGCCACCCCCTTCGCCGACTTTGCCACCTCGCAGGTTTCCCCATATGCAGGGTTCTCGACTACGCAAGGCACTGAGTTTGGCGGGTTCCGAGAAGGCGCAGCTTCCCCGTTTGCCGATTTCCAGCAGACAGAGGGTCGAGCATTTGGCGGGTTCCAAGCTGGGCAGGCTTCGCCCTTCGCCGATTTCCGTGCTACCAACGTGTCCCCGTTTGCGGAGTTTCAGGCAGGACAGGCTACCCCGTTCGCCGATTTCCGCGAAACGCAGGGGCGGGAGTTCTCAGACTTTCAGGCAGGACAGGCAACGCCCTTCGCCGATTTCCGCGAGACGCAAGCGCAGCCGTTTTCTGACTTTTCCGAGGCAGGATACCAGCAGTTCGGTTTCGGCCCGGCAGGCGAGTTCACTGGGGCTTCGGTAGCCCAGTACATGGACCCGTACCTGCAGAACGTGGTCGATATCCAGAAACAGCAGGCGCAAGAAGACTACGACATTGCTCGGCAGGGGCGCAGCTCACGCGCTGTGTCTGCCGGAGCTTTTGGTGGTTCCCGTGCAGCGGTGCAGGAGGGTCTTGCCGAACGAGACTTGCTGCAGCGGCAGGGTGATATCCAAGCCCGTGGGCTATCTACTGCCTACGGCGACGCTCAGCGCCTGTTCGAAGCAGATCGCGCGGCTCGGATGGAGACGGAGCGTGCGCAGGCTGGTGAAGGTGCCCGCGTCCAGTCCGGTTTGGCTGGTGAAGCCGCAAGAGTTCAAGCTGCCCGTGCCGCAGAACTTGCCCGCACGCAGGGTATGTCCCAAGAGGAAGCCGCCCGCGTTCAGTCGGCACGCGCCGCCGAACTCGCTCGCACGCAGGGCATTGGCATCGAAGAAGCTGCGCGTATTCAGCAGGCTCGCGCTACCGAGGCCGCGCGCGTACAGGGTATGTCTCAAGAGGAAGCGGCTCGCGTGCAGGGAGCCCAAGCTGGCGAACTTGCCCGGGCTCAGGGTATCGGCATCGAGGAGGCGGCTCGCGTACAACAGGCTCGCGCTGCCGAATTGGCCCGGACCCAAGGCATCAGCGTCGAAGAGGCCTCGCGCGTCCAGCAGGCGCAGGCGGCGGAGCTTGCCCGCACGCAGGGTATCAGTATCGACGAGGCCTCCCGTATCCAAGCGGCGCAAGCTGCAGAAGAAGCTCGTGTTCAGGGCATGTCGCAAGACGAAGCCGCACGTACACAGGCCGCTCGCGCTGCGGAACTTGCTCGCACGCAGGGTATCGGTATCGACGAAGCCGCAAGGGTACAGCAGGCTCGCGCTGCCGAGGCGGCTCGCGTGCAGAGCATGTCGCAGGAGGAGTTTGCTCGCGTCCAGCAGTCGCAGGCCGCAGAACTCGCACGGACTCAGGGCATCAGCGTCGACGAAGCCGCAAGGGTGCAGCAGGCACGGGCCGCAGAGCTGGCTCGGACCCAAGGCATCAGCATCGACGAAGCCGCCCGCATCCAAGCTGGGCAGGCCTCGGAGCTCGCACGGACCCAAGGTGCACAGGCCGCGGAGAACCTTGCGTCTAACCAGTTTGGTCTCAGCGCCCTCGAGCTGCAGGCGCGGCAGGCTGGCCAACTTGCGGGTCTCAGCGAGCAGGAACGCGCAGCGCAGATTCAGAATGCTCAGATGCTGGAGTCTATCGGTCGTTCACAGCAGGGCGAGGCTCAGGCCGGACTTGATATCGGCTACCAAGACTTCTTGCGGCAGCAGGGGTACCCAGAAGAGCAGCTCGGGTTCTACTCGGACATTCTTCGGGGCCTGCCGGTGGCAAACGCAAGCACTCAAACGCAGACCAATTCGGTCTACACTAACCCGCTCCAGCAAGCGCTTGGTGCCGGACTCTCCGGCTTGTCTCTCTATAGGGCATTCCAGTAATGAACATCGTCCAACTCCAAGACCAGCTGAAAAACTTCTCGCAGGACCAGCTCGTGCGGGAGATGCAGTCACCATCTGGTAACGCGCCGCAGTTCCTCGTCCTTGGGGAGATCATGCGCCGCCAGAAAATGCAGAAGGACTTTACTGCACAGCAGTCTAAGGACGACGGCGGCACGGTAGCACAAGAGGCCGTGGCAGCCGCAGGTGTGCCGCAAGGCGGCATCGCCGATATGGCTCGGGCTATGGCACCCAGCACCGACATGACCCAGAACACAGGCGTGCAGGCTATGTACGCTGGCGGACCCGTGAAGAAGATGAAGGTCGGCGGTAAGGCTGAGACCGACCCGGCTGTGATCGCTATGGCGAACCGTGCTGGTATGAGTGTGGGTCAGTACCTTGAAGCCCTCGGCGAAGAAGAGGCTGCGCGGATTGAAGCAGGTGCAGAGCAGCGTGCAGCCCGTAACCGCATGATGTCTATGGAGCCTGTTGGTGACGGAGCGACCTTCCCGTCACAGGCCGATCTGGATCGTCGGTTCCAAGAGGATCAGCTTGCGTTTGGTGCATCGCGCCCGCTCGTGGCCCCCGCCGCCATTGGCATGCCGACTATACCGTCGACCCCGGCACAGACCATCGGTGCGCCTCCGGCTGGACTCCCCGCCATTGCTGCTGCACCCGAGATGCCCGGTGCCCCTTTCTATCTGCGTTCTCGTGACGTCGCCCCCGAGGCTGGGACCACGCCGACGTTCCTTGAGCGTATGCGCAGTGGGAATCGGATGTCTCCACCCGGCGGGCTCGCCGAGGACTTCGGCGTCACGGACGTTCCCGCTACGCCGCCTGTCCCGGCTCCAGAGCAAGCGCCGACTGAGTTTGCTGAGCAGTTCGGCACGGAGTCCTATGATCCTAATACTGTCTCTCCCGGTGTCATGGAGCGCATCTTCGGTGCCCCCGCGCTGGAAAGAATTGGCGTTGAGACCTCCAGAACACCGGCGGCTGAACCTCCGGCTCCTAGCCGCGCAGACCGCGATCAGCAGGGTGGAGGCATTGCGGCAGAAAAAGCCAAGGTGGAAAAAGCCACCGAAGAAAAAGCGGCTGCCGATGCTGCAGCTGCAGCACAAACCCCCTCTGGCGGAGTCGGTGGAGCCGGTGGGGTTGGCGGTATGTCGTCCTATGAGCAAGAGCTTATGGACGCTCTCGGACGTCGTGAGAAGGCCGCTGAGCAGGACAAGTGGTTGGCTCTAGCCCAAGTCGGCTTGAACCTCATGTCGTCCACGCAACCGACGCTCGGCGGTGCTCTCGGCGAAGCTGGGCTCAAGGGCGTCGAAGCGGTGCGCGGTGCACGAGATCAGTACGACAAAGACCGTCTTGAGCTTCTCGGTGCCCTTGAGCAGTCCCGTGCAGCGCGTGCTAAGGCAGCGGCAGGTGGCGGTGGCGGGCTTACGGCTTATCAGGAAGCAACACTCGGGCGCTATGCTCGGCAGGACGCGATCTCCATGCTGGGTACCTTGTATGATCGTCTTGGTGCCCTTGCCCCGACCGGGGTCCCGCTCCCGCAGAGTGTTGGCGACTACGAACGCACCAAAGCGCAGATTGCCGCAATCGAAAACGACCTGTATGGTGGTGGTGCCGAAGCGGAGTCTGGCGAGGCCATTGACGTCCGCACAAAAACGTAACGGGGTACAACATGGCCGAGATCGTCAAGCGCGGGGAGTTTAGTAACCGCCCCTATCGTTTCACTATTAGCGGTGATGAACCCACGGTTGACGAACAAATTCGCATTGACCAAGTCCTGCGGGACCGCGAGTTTTCCTTCGCCAAGGACTACGAGGCTCGGTACGGGCAGGCACTGACCAATGAAGGTGAGGGCGTCCTTAACTACCTCGGAGAAATCCCCAAGGGCATCGCTCGTGGCGCTGTCGGGGGAATAGAAACCGCAGCCCTAGCCGCTACACCGTATCTGCCGGAGAGCGTTTTTGGTGTTCCGATCAGGGACCCCTATCGCGAGGGAATCCGCAGTATTGCCTATGGGCTCAAGCCGCAGGCTGACGTGGGTATGGAAGAAACAGTTGGTGGTACCGCTGGCGAAGCCCTTGGCTCGTTTGCCCCTCTGCTTGCAACTGCCGCTATAACGCGTAACCCGAATGCGGTATTGGCATTGTCAAGCGCCATGGGGGCCGGGGAGGCTACCGAACGGGCTATTGCCGAGGGCGCTACTATTGAAGAGCAGCGGGCTGCAGGCGCTGCCGGTGCCGGTGTTGGTTTGCTCGGGGCTATCGTCCCCCTGCGGCTAACGCGTGCGCTCGGGGAACCAACGACGTTAAAAATTGTGGACCGTTTGCGGCGTGCCGCCACTGAGGGTGGTGTAGAAGGCGCGACGGAAGTCGCAGAAAACATTGCGCAAAACCTAATCCAGCAGGGTATCTATGACCCCGATCAGGGCACGTTTGTGGGTACGGGTGAAGCGTTTGGCTACGGCGCAGGTGTCGGTGCTTTTGTAAAGGGCCTGCTCGACCTGCTACCGGGGGGTAGACGTACTGCTACCCCGCCTGCTCCGCAGGAAGATACTGAGCCGCCTGCGGCTCCGATTGACCCCGCTGATCTACAAACCCAGCTGGAGCTGCCCCTAACGCCGTCTACGCGTCCGGGCTTTGCGGAAGGGCAGGAGCAAGGCGAGCTGTTCCTTCCCACTGCACCTGCAGCCGAAGGCTCAGTGCTGCCAGCTAAGGCGGAACCCGCCCTTGAGGAAGAACAACTCTCACTTGACCTCGGAGCGGCCACGCCGCCCGCCGCCGTAGCTGCGCCCACCATCAAGACCAAACCCACTACCGTGCCGAAAGCCACGGTGACCGCAGTACCCGAAGCGGCGGTACCCGTCACAAACGAGGCCGCTGCTAAAGCGGATATACCCACGGTAGATGCCCCGCCGCCGGTAGCTGTACCTGCACCAAAATACCGTACTGTGGCGGAAGCAAACGCCGCAGTACTCGACACGCTGCGGCGGGCGCGGGTTAAGCAGCTTGAAGGTAGCAATCAGTTAGTGAGCAAAAATGGAGCACAGCGTCTTGTAGCCGCTGGACTTCTTGCCCCCGAAGACCTTTCCGTCCCAGCAGTCGCAAATGCCAAAGTAAACGATCTCCTCGCGCTTGGCCCTGATGAGGTCAGGCTGCGTATGCAAAAAGCGAAACCCGCTGAGACGGAGGCCGCAAATGTCACCACGGCTGCAGAGACTAAGCCAGAAGAAGTGGGAGTTAGCGTTCCGAGTGGTGGACAAGGCGTGGAGGGACGCGGACAGCCCGCTGGCGACGCTCAGCCCACCCAAGAGCCTGCAGCACCTGCAGGCGGAGGACTGGGAGGAGATTTGTCGGTGCCTGTGGGTACTGATACAGCAGCGGGAGCAGAGCGTCCTGCACTGACTGAGGAAGAACAGCTCAACCTCTTTGGGGCGTTGCCCACCACACAGGCCCCTAGAGTCCCCGTGCGCAGTGTCGAGCAGATAATGCGCGACGCCGAGCCGTCTGCGGAGCAGCAGTTGGCGCTTGACTTTACGCCGCCCTACGACGCTGGGACGGGCGCTGCCCGACAGCTGATTCCGGGTACGATCACGCCAGTCGATCCGCGCACATTGCAGCCTACGGGGGCCCCACGCATGGAGTCCTCGGACGTTTATGCACCGACCCGCTTGATCCCCGGAGCGAAACCTACCCCTGTCGGTACGGTGCTGACCGGAGCTCCTACAGAGATACAGCTACGTGAAGCTGAAAAGCAGCTCGAGCCTTCTCGCGAAATCCGCGAGATCGCGGCCAATTCGGCTGCGCAGACCGAGCTGAACAATGCGTGGCAGGCCCGTTTCGCAGGTAAGCCAGAACTGGCTTCGCTCGTCGAAGAATACTCCGTCCCCGACGCCGTGGTCGCGGATGACCCGACTACGTCGGAGGACAAGCGGAAGATTATGGGCTTGTTCCAGCCCGGTGCCGTCAGAAAGGGCAAGGCGGGGTCAGCGCCAGCAGAGAATGCACAGGAGTACTTCTCCCGCTTCAAGCGCCCCATCGACGCGCTCGAGTACATCGTTGCCGATGCCACCTTGAAAAATCAACGGTTCAAGGGCGAGAAGATTCTTCTGAAAGAAGAAGGCATGCTCCCCGCCGGGGACGAGACGATCAACCCGGTCGAAAAAGAGTTCTTCACGGGTATGAGCGCGGAGCGCGCTAAGCAGGCCCTTGCGTGGGTGGAGGCCAACATGTCTCCGCAGGCGCAAGCCAAGGTGCGGGACCTCCAGCGCAGATATAAGAAGGCGGAAGAAGCGAAAGTCCCGATGCGGGCGAGCTCTTCTCTTTCCGGGTCCACCGCCATCGGCGGTCGCAGTGCGTCTCTTGACGAGCGGCAGGAGTTTGAGCGCGAACTTGACGCGCAGGCCAAGGAAAATGCTGCAAAGCGGGCAGAGGTGAAGGCCCTCGCCGACGCGGCACGCGGGCGCAGGCAGGGACTCGACGCGCTGCTCGGCGCAGTCCAAGAGACCAAGGCACCGATCCAGCGTCGTGCTGTCGGCATGCGTAAAATGTCGGATGAAGACCAGATCGACTTCATCACCAACGAAATCCTTGGCACCCGCTTCAACCGCCCCGAGGAAGTTCTCGAGCTCGAAACGCCCCTGCACCCTGCAGTGGTCAACCAGCTGCGTCGTGGCAACCTCGAAATGGCGCTGCGCGCCCTGCAACTCTATGCCCCCAATGCTCGCACCAAGCAGATCGTCCGCGCTCTCGCAGAGTACGCACAGGGCACTGGGGTTCGCATTGTAAACAACCTCGTCGATGACGACGGTGTGCCTCTGGCTGGCCAGTATCGGCGTGACTTCCCCGGCGTCCCGAGTGAAATCTTGCTGGACGCAGACGTTGGTCTCAGCATCGAGACTCTCCTGCACGAGATGACCCACGCGGCTACGATCAGAGAGATGCGGAACCCGGCCTCGCCGCTCCGCAAGCGCATGGAGAAGCTCTACGCACAGGCAAAGCCGAAGCTGTCCACCAGCAACGGCAGCTCGAATGTCATGGAGTTTGTGGCCGACGCGTTCTCGAACCCGACCTTCCAGCGCGAACTCTCGGGTCTGTCTGTGGACGGCAAGGGTGTGTTTGCCAGCTTCTTGCGCGAGGTGCAGAACTTTGTACGCAGACTGATCGGCCTGCCGCCCAAGAACGTAGCCAACACGTTCGACGTCGTGGACCAGATGGTCTTCAAGATGCTCGGCTCCCCGGTCAGCATTGGCGAAATCTCGACGCCAGATGGCGCTGCAACCATCCTCAACCGCGTGGCGCAGGTGGACGGCTCCTTCCCGGGCCGCACCAAGGAGTTCGCACAGCAGTTTGGCGACGACGCCTCTGGCGTGCTGGCGGGCCTGTCTTGGGGTATGAAGCGCACTGTCCTCGGCTTCATGGGCATGCAGCCCCTCACTGATGTGGCTGGCAGTTTGGGCATCGACGGTGCAGTTGACCTGCAAAACGCGGTCCAGCAGATGGACGCTGCGTCTATCAAGTCCGACAACGAAGTCGATGGCGTGCTGCAGATCGCCCAGAAGTGGGTGAAGAACAACCCGAACCTCAAACCCCTGTTGGATCGCACCGTGACGCGCTCCACGGTAAATCAGGTCGACCCGGGTCTGTCGCGGGACAAGGCCATCAAGAAGTACGGCGCTGGCTCGGAAAAGCTGGCCACCTACGACGCGATGCAGAAGGACTGGGCGGCTCTCGGTAAGGACGGGCGCGACCTCTACAGCAACATGCGTCAGATGTATCGGGCGCAGTATGAGCGCCTGCGCAAGGCCCTCGAGGGGAAGATCGACTTCATCCTGTCGGCTAACCCCGAGCTCGCCGCCGAAGTGAAGAAGAGCATCTACACCAAGTTCTTCGACCTGAACCGCATCGAGCCGTACTTCCCCTTGGCACGTACTGGGGACTACTGGCTGGAGTACAGCGCGTTTGACCCGGAAACGGGCACCACGGAGCCTGTAAAAGAAACTTACGAGAGCCCTCGGGCCCGTGAGCGTGCAGCGCGCGAGCTCGAAAACATGCCGGGTATTGTGAAGGGCGCTGACGGCAAGCCGATCACCAACTTCTACTCGACTCTCGACATTGTGAACCGTGGGCGGACGCCGGACTCCCTGTTTGTGCGGGACACCCTGTCGATCATCCGGTCGAACCTTGCCAACACGGGGGTCGATGCCGCCACTGCACAGAGCATCCAGCAGGAGATCACCCGGCTCTTTGTAGACGCCCTGCCTGAAACCTCGTTTGCAAAGTCTTTGCAGAAGCGGAAAAACACCAAGGGCTACATCGAGGACTCACTCGAGGCACTGCGCCTCAAGGGTTACAGCCTCGGTCGGCAGGGCGTGCGGTACGCCTTTAGCAACAAGATCAGAGCAGTCTCGGACGGTGTCGCGCAGCAGGCTCAGAACACGAATGACCAGAACAAGGTTGCCGTGATCGAGGAGCTTGTCGCACGCGCCAACTTCGCCACGAACCCGCCGAACAACATGCTCGAGCGCGCGGTGCAGACTGTTAACCGGGCAGCGTTCTCCTTCACCATCGGCTTCAACGTGTCGTCGGCTTTGGTGAACTTGTCGTCCGTCCCTGTGGTGCTGTACCCCTACCTATCGGGGCGCTACGGAAGCAAGTCGTCGGCTCTGGCCATCGGCAATGCCTACAAGGTGTTCATGAACAGCGGGCTGTCGCGAGAAGTGGCACTACCCGGCACCTTCGAGGGCAAGGGCACCACCAAGATCACGGCCATGCCGTCCATCGACAACTACTTCGTGCTCAACAACGACAACAAGTACGTCCTGCGCGATGACATTGACCCCGCGCTGCGCAAGCAGCTGGAAGAACTCGCACCGCTCGTCGATGTTGCGTCAAAGAACGGCCAGCTGAACCGCTCGATCTACTACGATAGCATCGGTGCCGAGGACGTCGGTCGGGCGCGGGGCTTTAGTGATCGCTTCGCGGCACTGTCTGGTGCGATGTTCCACCAAGTCGAACGGGCCAACCGGCAGGTGGCGCTCGTGGCAGCCTATAACCTTGAGCTGCAGCGGCTTCGCAACAAGCCTACCGAGGCTGAGCGGGGGCTTACCGAGGACCAGCGCCGAGTGCGCGCCGCCGAACGCGCTGTCTATCAGGCAACTGAAACGGGTGGCGGTGCCACCCTCGCATCGGCCCCGCGCTTTGCACAGCAGGGCATTGGTCGCGTAGCCTTGATGTTCAAGAACTACGGCCTGTCGATGTTCTACCTGCAAATGAAGCTGGCAAAGCAGATCACGCTCGGCAGTAACGACCCGGACTTCACGCCTGAGGACCGCCGCACGGCCTTCAAGCAGCTTGTGGGTCTGCAGCTGTCGTCCTTCGCTCTCGCGGGTGTCGCTGGTGTGCCGCTCTACGGGCTTGTCTCGACGGTGGCCAACGCCTTCCTCGGCGACGATGAAGAAGACGCCGACATGCTGACCCGTCGCTACCTCGGTGAAGGGGTCTACAAGGGCTTCCTGACCGAACTCAGCGGCATGGACATCTCGTCTCGTATCGGCCTGACCGGGCTCCTGATCCGCGAGAACCGCTACAACACCGACCCGTCTGCGGAAGAAACGCTCGTCACCAACCTTGGCGGTCCGGCATGGTCAACTGCAACCCAGATGGGTCGAGGCATTTCGGAGGTTTACTCCGCGATGACCGGTGGTCCCGGCGAGATGGTTCGCGGTATCGAGAACATGGTCCCGGCATGGGTGCGTAACTTCATCAAGTCCGGGCGCTACGCCTCCGAGGGCGGCATCGACACGCGCAGAAATGACGTGGTTGTCGGTGATCTGGGGGCCAGCGATCTCTTGGGGCAGGCACTCGGCTTTGCGCCTACGAAGGCCACGCTGCAGCAGGATATCAACCAGCTCAAGGTGCGGATCAGCAAGAAGGTCGCTGATAAGCGGTCGCAGCTGTCCAAGCTCTACTACATCGCTCTACGCGAAGGCGACATGCAGGGCGTGCAGGATGCACTGGAGGAAATCCAAGCGTTCAACGAGGGCGTTGCCGAGCGGTTCCCGCAGGCAGTCATTGACCAAGAGTTCCTGAAAAACTCGCTGCGTAGTCACCAGAGAACGTCAGAACAGATGCAGGGTGGTATCTCGGTGAACCCGGCAGTGCGCGATGGGCTGGCCGATCTGGGTGCCATGTACAACCGAGGTTTCCAGCTCTTCTAAGAAAAAAGACCCCGGCACGAAGCCGGGGCCAGTATGGAGAACGACAGGAGGCGAGCTGGCGGCAAGCTCTTCTGTCAGGCGCACAATATCATGTGGTTCTCCAAATTCGCAACCCCAAGTGTTGGGCCTCTATCCGCTGCCTGCATGTTAGGCGGATGCCTAACCTTTGAGCCACACCCTGAACCTGCCTCTCGCAGGCCTCGGTGTTGATGCAGGGGACAAAGAGTGAGCCCCCCACATGCAGTTCTCGCCACGGCACGATGATGCGCACGCCGTCGGGGTCTAGGTCATTTACCTTCTTCGCCATTAACGTCACCCAGAACAATCGGCACCTCGATGGTGTCGGCGACGGGCATCTGTAGCTTGGTGCCCTTAGTCAGCCGGACCTTCGACTTCTTGGCATTGTACTTGGCTTTGAGCTCGGAGAACACCGAGTTGTAGTTTATCTGCTGCTCGGCCAGCCAGACCTTGAACGGTGATGGCAGTAGATACAGCACGTGCAGATCGGTCTCATAACGCCCGACGATGTCGGCGGTCTTTGGCTGCTGATCCGGCACCACGAGGTCGTCGAGGCCGTTGTCGTTCCCCTTGCTGCGGCGGTCGATGGTGGACTTGATCTGCAGGATACGGCCCAAGTTCTGGTAGGTGTAGGCAGTCACGAGGTCCATCGGGTCGAGGGACATATCAGCACTGACCGCCTTGTTGGCCTTGAGGATGTTCTTGATGATGTAGTCGCGCAGCGTGGGGATGTCGTAGTCCAAGAGCTCGAGGTGTTTGCAGATCACCGCAGCGGCGAGAGAGGTGGCGACAGCTGCCGACCAGAAGCGGTTCTGAGGCCCAAGGTCTGCGGCTTCATCAATCTTGCGCTGTAGGGTCTCCACCAGCAATTTAGTTTCGGCGAGGTTGGACATCACGTACTGCACAAACAGGATGCCTGCGTGGCCGTAGTTGCTCTGGACCTTGGAGCTGAACTCGTCGGTCTGGCGCTTGTCGGCCTTCTCGGTGAAGAGCCTGCTCGTCTCGATCTCCAGCACCCGCTGAGCTTCCGCTTTCGGCATGGCCTTCGCCATAGCCACCTTGTCGATCAGGCTGCAGTTCCCCGACGAAATAAACAGCAGGTTCCAAGGGTCGCCACGATAGCGTTCAGTGTTGCCCGTCGATGCCAAGCGGTTGCGCTGCTGGCCCCCGGTGATCTGGTAGATCATGTTTGAGGCGTCGTGGGGCTTGATGTTGGTAACTTCGTCCATACAAACCGGCAGGCTGTGCATCACATCGGCGCGGTTCATGAACGAGTTTACGGTGTCCCGCTCCTGCAGGATAAGTTTATTGGGGTTGCCCCACGCCGATAGTGCCGCAAACTGGGCATGCGTTTTGCCGAAACCGGAGTCCTTCGACCAGATGTGCAGGAGCGCGGCGTTGATGGGCAAGAACTTCATCAGCACCGAGCCGAAACCGACGCAGGTGATGAACTGGTGCAGCTCGAAGCCGGGGCGGTTGTAGAAGTTGACCGCGGCACGCCACTCGTCGAGGCTACCCGCAGGCTCAAAGAACTCGATCATCCCCCGTGTAGCCGAGGACGGTGCGTTGAAATCGACGCGGTCCGCATAGACTACCTTGTCCCCTAGGACAAAGCCCTTGAAGTCGGGCAGCCAGCCGAACTGGCGATGTGCGTTGTCTGCCTGCGTGGTGATCTGCAGGTCTTTAACCATGCTTTGCGTAAAGCTCATGATCGCATCCACTTCCTTGTTGATCGCTATGACGCCGTTGGTGGCGAGGACTTTCCGAAATTCTTCTTTCGATGTGACGACGTAGAGCGGCACCACAAACGACCGCACTCCATCCCGTGGTAGGTGGTGACGCATCTCGATGATCTCGCCCTGCTCCGGGTCATACAGGCGACGCACGACGTAGAGATCGTGGTGCCAGACAATCCGCTCACTGACCTCGCCCTCGTCGTCAATTATACGGATGAACACGCCGCCATCCTTGCCGCGGAAATAGGGGTTGGGGTAGCTCGGGATTTCATAGACCCTTGGTGGTGCCTCGGGTGCATCTGGGTCCGCTACGACGATGGTGTTGTCCTCGGGCGTAGCCTCAGTGAACTGCTGGCCGAGAACGATGGGCGACTTGATCTTGTTCCAGTTGGGGCAGCCTTGGCACCCACCCGGGTTGTACTCCTCGAAGCGCGTGCAGAGGTACGGGCCCTTGATGCGGTCGGCCTTCCACATCGCCTCGTCTTCGTCGTATTCGGCGTGCCCCTGCGAAACCGCCTTCACGGCCTTGACCATATCGGTGCAGTGCTTGGCGATGGAAAGTGCCGCGCGCCACATGGGCTCAGCCAGATCAGCGCGGTTCTCGATGCAGTAGGCCAGCTGGGCACAGCCCTTACCCGCCATGGTCTTCTGCATGATGGCTTTGAACGAGGCCTCCCGCTTGCCGATCAGGGCATCCATCATCGCGCTGTTTGTCACCGCAGGTGAGTAGCGCCGTGCGGGCAGGCTAGTCGGCAGACTGCCGGCCACGGTCTCGAGCCGTGCAGCGAAGTCAAAAAACTCCACTGGCTCCGGTGCAGACACCCCCAAAAACGACACAGCCTTGGGGTCGTCGCCCTTGTGGTTATGCGTCCCCGGCACTCGCAGCACGCGGGCGGCATCGGCGGTCACGGCCTCATCGGCATCGAAATTCTTCGCCTTGGCCAGCGCCTTGAGCTTCTCGGCTACAGGGAGCCACGTCATAAAGTCTACAGGCGCGGTCAGCGGCCAGTAAACGTGCACACCGTAGCCGGAGTTGACGAGGAACGGCTTAGGCAGCCCGGTGGCCTTGACGAACTCCTTAAGCGCCAAGATGGCGGCATGCTGGTCAGGGAAGTCCTTGGGCTTGCCCGTCTTGAGGTTCACCCCGCAGTCGAGGTCCATAAAGAACGCCCGCATCTGCTTGACGTTCTCAGCCTCACGCGAGCCCGCCTCCTCGAACGTGCCGAGGGCGTAGTAGGCATCGAAACCATTCTCGTCGAAGTTCAGCGCAGCCTGCTCAAGCTGCTCGATGGTGTCGTAGAACTTCTGGATGCGCCTGCCATCATTGAGGGCAAGAACGCAGTAGGAGCCCGCAGTTCCAAGAACGGACTGCAAAAACGTCGTTGTATCCATAGCCGCCACTCTATCTGTTGGGGTGCCGCGACGAGGTGAGGTTGTTTTTATCCCCCGTCGCGGCGAGCCTATTAAGGATTACTCGTCGTCCCACTCTGCGACAAGAGCAGAGATGTTAGCCTTGGGGTCGGCAGCGGGTGCAGACTTCTTGGCTTCGACCTTCTTAGGCTCTGCGATCTCGTCTTCGTCATCGACGATGATCTTATCTTTGGCCGGGTTGTAGCTCTTGGTGCCAGCCGCGGAGTCCTTCTTCTTAACGCCATCGGTCTGTGCGACAGTCAGCGTGATAGCCTTGATGGCATCTTCGGTGTCCCTAACCGCGACAGCCTCGTTCAGCTCTTTCTCTGTCAGAGGACGCACAGGGCTAAAGAACAGCTTCGGGGTCTCCGAGTTTTCGTCCAGCGACATCTTGGTCATGACCGCGATGATCGGCGTGTCGTGCGCGTCAAGGAACTTAGCATACGCCTGCATCGGCATCTTGCCATTCTTGCCGTCACCGAACAGCGACGTGGCCGGGAGCTGTAGCTGATAGACTTCGTCAGGTTTGCCCTCGAGCGTGATCGCCAGACGCTGGTTGTAGCGGCAGGCGCGGCTGTCGCCCTGTCCCGAGCCCTTGACGTTCATCGGGCAGTCGGTGCAGCGCGATGCTTTCCGCTGATCTGCAGGCACATCGGGTGAGGGGGCCTTGGTATCAGCCGACCAGCAGGTCGGTGCAGCCGTGTTATTCGGGTCGTAGGTGCCCTCATAATAGGTCCGCGATACCGGAGCGACGTTAACCACCACGATGTTCAGGTGGTCTTCCTTGGACACAGAGACCTGCTCACCATCGACGAAGAGGCGGAACTTGTTGCCTTTGATCGAGATGCGCTTGCCGCCGCCACCGCCGCCACCAGCGAGGGTTTTGTTCATGTCACGCAGCGACTTGAAGAGGTCGCTATTTGCCAGCGGGTTGCCAGCACCGAAGAGGGTCATTTCACTCATGTCGTTCTCCTTAGTTTTTGTTGTCGAGGTCTAGTTCCAACTGCACCGGTTCTTTCGGTGCGTTGACAAGGGCCGCTGCCACGTCGGGCAGGTTGAACCTGTAGGTGTTACCCGCCTTGAGGTAGGTGTGTTTCGGGATGGTGCCGTTACGCAGCCATGTACGCACGGTCGCAACCGAGACGACGAAGTACTTTGCTACGTCCTCAATGGTGGCGAACGGGGTTGGAGTTTCGGTCATTACTTCTTCCTCACAGTGATGACGTACTCGCTGTCGGAGTTCAGGCCGGGTGGGAGCACGTCAGGGTTTTCTTCGAGGAACTGCTTCACGATGGTCTGATTGAGACGCTTCTCGTAGAACTGCGGGACCTCGTTTTCCAAGATGAACCTGTTCATCGAGTCCCAGTCGTTGGTCCAGTAGCGCGTCTTCATCGTCCGGTAAAACACTCCCGACGGGGTGCGAACGCTGTCGATACCCTGCGTCTTGCAGTAGTCGAGCAGCTCCGACTTGATGGTGTTGAGCTGCATCTCCAGAACCTCATCCTTCTGCTCGAACTCGGCTTTGAGCTCGGCCCGCTTGTCGCGGATTTTGATGTAGGTTTTGGTCAGCACCTCGGGGGTGAGGGCGGTTTCGCCCACAGTATCAGCAGTCATAGTGGTTCTCCTTCACTATCAGAAATTGATATCTAATGACATCCGTTACACTAGTCAAGCAATTCTTTATAAAGATCGACGACCTTAGTGTGCACGTCGATCTTCTCGTCGAGCAGCCTGTAGACACGACGTTCTACGCCAGAGCCCTGCAGCTGCACCACGGTGCACTTGTTGGCCTGCCCCTTGCGGTGCACCCGCGCGTTAGCCTGCGCGTAGGTCTCGAGCGACGATGTCGGTGCCCACCAGACAACTGTGTTTGCCGCTGTCAGCGTTACGCCGTGCGCTGCAGCCTGCGGCTGGATGACCAGCACCCTAGGGTCGGGCTGGCTCTGAAACTGTTTGAAGATTTCAGTCCGGTTTGCGGCGGTCACGTCGCCGTTGATGACGGCGTTAGTGATACCATCCTTGGACAGCTGATCTGACAGCATCTGGATGACGTGCTTGAACGGCACGAACACCAGCACCTTGTGGGTACTTTCGGCGATGACCTCCTTGAGGACGCTGTAGCGGTTGTTGATGTCAAACTGCACTGTGTCGCCGGATTCGGTGTAGCTCGCACCTGCAGAAATCTGGAGCAGCTTACCCATCATCACAGCCGCGTTCACCGCCGTGATCTGCGCCCCGGCCACCTCCATGACCATCTGGTTCTTGAGACGGTTGTAGTAGAGGTCCTGTTGCTTGGTCAGGGCCACGTCCCGCTTAACGTAGAGCATGTCCGGTAGGTCTAGGCATTCTTCCTTGGTGTAGCGGATGGCAGGCTGCAGGGCCCGGTGCACAGTGCGCTCAGCGTGTTCCTTGGGTTTCCAGCGAAACGCGGAGACCTTGTACATCACCATGTCCTTCCAAGCGTTGAAGAAGCGCGGCACCCCGGCAGGGTTGACCAGCTTCGCCAAGCCGAACGCATCCTCGGGCCCCTGTGCTGCAGGTGTACCGGTCATCATCCAGAGCCACGTCTCGGGCTTCACCAGCGAGTTGAGCACCTTCCAGCGCTTACTCATGGCGTTCTTGTAGTGGCTGGCCTCGTCCACGATGATGAGGTCGTAACCCGCCGCAGCGATATCGTCCCGCACGATCTCAACGCCATCATAGTTGATGATGAGGAAGTCAGGCTTCCCGGCGATGATCTTCTTGCGCTTGGCCGAGGTGCCGTGGGCGACGTCTACAGTCCGGTGCATGGCAAACGTGAACAGGTCCGCACGCCACGCACTGTCCATGATCGAGAGCGGGCAGATGACCAGAGCCCGCTTGATGATGCCCTGCTTCATGAGAAAGTCCGCGGCCCAGATCGCGCTGGCCGTCTTGCCCGTCCCCGCCTCGTTGAAGCAGAACGCCTTCTGGTTCATGGTCAGGAAGGACGCCGTCGTGCGCTGGTGCGACATCGGAGCGAACTTGCCCGTCCAGTTGTAGCGGCCCTCGATGGGTGACGGCACCTTGATGTTCAGGCCGCGTAGGGTATGCGCCTCTTGCACACCCCAGTTAACGACGACCTCATGTTCACCGATCACCTTGCTCTTTGGGATGATCGTAGAGACTTGTTTTGGATTGCGTAGCTTTAACAGCAACGCCTTATTGTCGATGATCTGCATGTTTGTTCTCCGAGGTGTTAGGCTTGTGCCTAACTCTTTTTCTCGCCGGGCTTATGACCGTTCCGGCTCCGGTTCTTCGATGGCGACTCCAGTTTGTAGCCGTCGGCGTTGCTGCCGCCTTTGGCCAAAGCCTTCTTGTGGCTCACGTCCTTGCCTGTGCGGTCGACGCCCTTCTTGTCCAAGGCACGCCGAGCGCGCTGCCGCTCCATGCGGCGCTCATGTTCTCCACGTTCTTTCTGTTTCTGGTATTCGTGCTTATAAGGTCTAGGCGACTTCGTGTATGGCATGGCTAAACAGTCCGATTAGAGGTGAACGTGTTGCTCAGCATACCACGTGCGAACTGCTCACGCACCATTTGTCGTAGCTCAGTCATCTCCTCGCGCACCACGTTTTTGACCATGTATTCCAGATTGTTTCGGAACACTTCGGAGTGCACGATCTGCAGGGCTAGCTCTTGTCGTGCGGTCATAGCAGCAAACGGCATGTTCCCCGCCTCGATGGCCTTCTGCAGTGTTTGCCGCGACCCGATGGAGTCGCCGAACAGGAAGTCGGCCAGCGCCCGTGCCATCTTCTCTTGGATGTGCTGCTCCAGCAGCAGGGCGGTGTTAGCCGCCTCGTCCATGGTCACTTCGTCGCTCATCTTCCGCCCCCATTGTGCGCGCATTCCGTAACCGGGCAGTGCTTTCGGCATAGCCCAGAAGGTCGAGGATTCCACACGTTTGTCTCGTGGGCCTTCTCCAGTGCCGCGTACTTCATCACCCACGGCTTCCACAGCACACCCTCGTCAGTCACCGAGTAGTCCTGCTTCACGATGTCGTTGGCGATGGTGAAGAGCAACGCGCCCTTCACCTTCTTGACCTGCGGGAAGTGTTTGAACACCGACAGTGCCATCAACTGCAGCTGTCCGACGTCGGCATACTTCGCGCTCTTGCCCGTCTTGTAGTCCACGACACGAGCCTTATCGCCGTCGATAATCAGCAGGTCCACGATGCCGCGGAACCACACGTTCTTATCGAAGAAGCCACACGGCTCGAGATCAGCGGTGAGGCCCATCTTGAGTTCGCAGTGCTTCTCCCCCGTCATAGCCGCAAGCCGCTCCATAGTGGCCTGCATGAACGAGAACTGCGGAGGCATGGGCTTGCCGTCGCGGATGAACTCCTCACACGCTTTGTGAAAGTCAGTGCCGTATCTGGTCGCCTCGGTCTCTTGGAACGGGAACTGCTTGAGGACGTTCACATGGTAGTACTGCTTCGGACACGTCTCAAACGCCTTCATCCGACTAAAGGACCAAGCACTGGCTTCACTCACTCCGTCTCTCCATAATTCTTGCCGATACCGGCTTCACAGTCCACGGGTAAGCCCTCGGCCCATGCGGGCACCCAGCGCATACACTCCTCGACGTAGGCCTTGCAGGCTTCGGCTTCGTCGTCAGGCACACAGCATACGATGCTGTCATGGACTGTCAACACAACTCTGTATTTCTTACTAATTCGCAACATCTGCTCGCCGATGATAAGTCTCGCGAGCGCCTGTGTGACGTTCTCGACGACCTTCCCGCCATAGATGCGGGTGCGCCCGATGCGGGTTTTGTAAGAATACTCGGTGCCGCCCTTCTCGTTCTCGGCCTCTTCCAACTCGTCGTAGCGGATCAGCAGACCATTGGGCAGCACGATGCCGGGTTCATATGTGTTGACCCCAAGCACCCCGTCCTTACCGAACGGCATAGCGTCACCCCGCACCATGTAGCGCAGCATGGTGCCAGCCTGTTTCCACATGTTCGAGATCATGTCGTTAGTCTCACGGTAGATGCCGATAATCTTAGCAGCCTCCGCCTTCGTGATCTCCACACCAGAGTTCTTGAGCGCCAGCTGGAACTTCTCGCCACCCATGCCATAGCCTGCACCCAGCACTGTGGTCTTACCCACGAACCGCTGGTCCTTGGTCACGTCAGCCTCGTCCACGTTGTAGATCGCCGAGGCCATCTTCTTGTACACGTCACCCCTAGACGCAAATGTCTCCACCACGTCGTCCTGCCCAGCCAGCCACGCCAGCATGCGCGCTTCGATCTGTGACGAGTCGGACTCGACGATGCTGTAGCCCTCGGGTGCAACGATGCACTTCTTGAGCGCCTTGGCGTTAGGCCCCCGACTAGGGAGGTTCTGCAGGTTGATCTTGTCGTCCCCGCCCCAGCGCCCGGTATGCGCCGCGTAGTAACGCACCGGGACAGGCAGCATGCCACGTCCAGAGATGTCGATGAACCGCTGTGTGCGTGTCTCCTCGAGCGTAGACTTCACCCCGAGCCGCGCAGCAGCCAGCGCCTGAACCTGTGGGTCATCATCCTCCAGCAGGTCTTTCATACCCTGATCGCTCTTAGCCAGCGCGTATGTCATGTTGCCTGTGGTGGGGCTGATCTTCATGGGGCACGGGACACCGAACTTACCGAGCAGTGCGGCAAACTTCGGGTTCGACATGAGGTCGGCCTTGTCCTCAACACCAGCAGACTTGAGCAGGTCTTCCTTCATTACCTGCGTCTTCTGCAGGTGCGCCTCCAGCCGCTCCCTATCCAACTCCAGCGTCGGCTCAGTGAACATACGCAATGTCAGGTCAATGAGCTTGAGTTCAGACTTCGGGAACCCACGGGACATCATGATGTTGAAGATATCGTAGGTCAGGTCTACGTCATTGACACAGTAGCGCCCGTAGGCCGACAGCTCCTCCGGCTCGAAGTCACCACGCCGTTTACCCTTGGCGTCTAGCACCTCGGTGCCCTTCTCCCCTACCGCGTAGTTTTCGGCGAGGGCCTTGAGGCTGGCGCTCTTCTCTACGCCGTGGATCGCACGGGCCATGCACAGTGTGTCGAACAGCACCTTCGGACGAACGCCAAACCGCCACGACATGATCGCACCGTCGAACATCATATTGTGTGCCAGCACCGCGGAGTTGGCCCAGTCATACCGGGCCAAGAACTCCTTAATCTTACCGTGCGTCCCGGTGAACCACTCGGTCTTGCCGTCGTTGACCTTCACCCCGACCCCAATGACTTGGAACCGAGGGTCACGGATATACTCCTCCGTGGTGATCTTAGACAGCGAGTAGTCCTTGTCGTAGTAGGTCTCGAAGTCGAGTGTGATAATGTCCACGTCTTACTCCTCATCAGCCAGCGGCGTGTCAAGGTGAGCGTAGAACACATCGACGTTCTTGGCGTAGTAGACTGCGCTGGAAGCCTTCTGGTCTGCCCGCACGCAAATCTTCAACCGCGCAACGTCACCGTTCCGGTGTAGGCTGGCCAGCCGGTTAATAACTTTCTGCGTGAGGTCGGGGAGCGCCGACAGTGGCGCACTCATCGTAGCAAGCGTGTCAGCCAGCTTCTTGGCCGTCCACGGACGATCTTCCTTCATGAGCGTATCCAGCAGCCCTACGAAATCGGTGGTGTGCGGTGCAGGTGCAGGTGCAGGTGCAGGTGAAGCTACGGGTGCGGGCACAACAACGGGCGCGGGGGTGTCATCGTCTTCGTCCCACTCTGATACAAGAGCGCTAAAATCGCGGGGTGCGGGTTGCTCAGCCACAGGGGCAGGGGGCGGCGTGTATACCGGAGGGGCATACACCAGTGCAGTGTTAGGCATCGTCCTAACACTATCACCCACTCGAGCGACGACCTCGACGCGCACAGCACGCCAGCGAGAGGGGTAGTGCGCCGTGTGCGGCGAGGCATAGTTATCTGTGGCCCAGACACGAATGGCATCGCCTACGTCAAGGTTGAGGCGCTCCACGTCACGGGCGGTGATGAACACCATCTCGTTGTTTTCGGTGATGCCAAAGCCCAAGCCCGCACGGGCGGTGTAGTTATAGGTGGCTTCGATCTGTTTCAGGTCTGCAGGTGTGAAGTAGTTCATGGTCATTTCCTTATTCTTCGATTTCAATTTGACGGCACTCACCAGCAATGGCTGAGTAGGCCGCGGCGTCAGTATAGTTGTCCGGGTGGTAGCCCGGTTGCGCAGAGCGCGCGATCTTCTGTAGCACGTTCATCCATGCCACAGCCTCGGCGTCGAGTTGTGCCCCGTTGCGGATAGCCAGATAGGCGTCCCACAGTAGAGCGCAGTCCGACAGATTGCGATGCGGGGGTCCGTATGCCTTGTTCCGATCCCCTGCCGTCAGATTGATCGCCGTCTCCAAGGTCTGCACCCGGGTGGGCTTGGCCTGCATGGCTTCTTTCTCAAACACCTCTCTCGGGGTGCCGATCCGGTCGATACAATGCTGCGCGAAGTCCAGATGCACATCGCAACTCATAGCCACGTCACCGGCTCTGGCCAGCGGGTTCTCCAATAGATACATCCAAACGCGGGTCTCTTCGTCACGCATATCAGACACTGCTTTTCTCCTTCATCTTTGCAAGTGCTTTTTCTATCGCCGCAGGGCTGCACGACCAGACCGGGTTCCCCTTGGGCTGTAGGGTCATGGCATCAACAGCTTCTTTCCACTCAGGACTGCGTCTCGACACCGCCTGTGGGGAGAACTTGTGCATGGGAAGCACGATACCAAACCGCTCACATGCCGCCGTGATAGATGTCCGGTGTACCCCGTAATGCCGCGACGTGGTGGTCGGGTCCCACTGCTTGGCCAGTGCCGCCTCCAGCATGTCTCTAGTAATCCTTTTTGATCCGAGGCGCATTCGCTCTCTCCTTTATTACGTCTATGTCGTCTTTGTTCTGTTTAGCCATGTACTCTATCAACTCTAACTGCTCCTGCGTGACCCACCACGCAGGCAACTTGACGTAGCCCGCCCGCCTCAACGCTCTCGCACCGGGGCTGTCACTGGCTTCACGGGGCATTGGCTACACTTCCCAAAGATGCGGCCTGCCGGGCGCTTCCGTAGTGAAAAAACCAAACGCGTTATGAAAGTCATGCAGAGCGTTGATGTAATCTCGAAGCCTCGCGTTCTCGACATTGGCCTCAGCCATGCGCTCCATCATATCAATGATGCGTTTGGCCTCCTCTGCCCGCTCGCGCAACATTACCTTGAGATCATGCTTTGCAAGCCGCTTAGAAGGTCGGTCGAAGTAGACAGGATGCGGATAGGTGATGTCGCACAAGATTCGCTCCATCTCGCCTTTGGTCGTTCTGTATAGTTTTAGACTGCTCA